CAAAAAATGAACAAATCTCTTGAAAAACTGGCAATCAAAGAAGCGGTTAAAAAAGCAATTAAAGATACAATGGCTGAACTTGAAGCCGCTGGTGAATCAACAACAACGACAACAACAACGGGCGCACCAGGAGCAGGTTCAGGCGCACGGGGAGCATTGTCCGATACTGGTCACCATGCTGCTGTGGGTTTGTACTGGTCAAGAACTCGTTCAAAGTCAACAGACCCTTGGCGAGACTGGACAAAGGTTGCTACACATGAGTTGAGTGGTTTTATAAATAAGGCATATCTTAACCCATCACTTGTTGAGGTTTCTCTATACCCAACAAACATCAACCCAAACCAATTCAAACAGAATGCTGGTGGTCTCAAACAAAATGCTGGTGGTTCAAGAGGTAAAACTCCGATAGCCTTCCACGGAGGTCCAATTAATTATTCAGGAGGCGGTCCAACGACCGGTCCAATGCATCAGGGAATTCCCGCAGTTCTACATGGTGGAGAATATGTTGTAAGAAAGAGTGCTGTTGATAAATATGGTAGCGGAATGCTTCAAAATATCAATCAAGGCGTATTCGATAAAACAAAAGGTTATTTTACGGGTGGAAGAGTCGGCTCAGCAAAAGGCGGGATTCTTGATGAATCAAAAGGCAAAGTTGGTTTAACTCCAATAACAAAAGCAAAGAAAAAAACAGACAAAGAAGATATTGGAGACAGAATCAGATATGCAGTTAACAACCCTGCACAATTTGCTGCGAGTGCGAAAACGCCAAGCGTTTCTTACACAGATCCATTAAAAGACCAAAAACTTGCAAAAATAAGAGAAGACTTTCAAAACTCAACTTTTGGTAAAGCTTGGAAAGCTTTCGGTTTTGGAGCTCGTTTGATAAACCCAATTGAATTATTGCCAATTGCATCAAGAGTCGTTTTTGGCAAAGATATTGAAACTGGTGAAAAAGTATCTGGAAAGGGAAGGCTGAAAGAGGTTGGTATTCTTGCCGGTTCTGTTGTTGCTCTTCTAACGGGTGCAAAACTATTAAAACCAATTGCAAAAACAGTTGGCACAAAGGTTGCACCAAATCTAGTTTCTAGGATTTCTAAATCCCTTGCGGGACGGGGCGATGAATTGTACGCAAGAATGAATCTTGGCAATTCTCTTTCAAAGACACCCTCATCGGTTGCGGGAGCTCTGGGGCTTTATGCAACTCCAGAATTAAGCAAGCTTGGATCTTTTATGCAAGGGCAGGTAATGCCAAAAATGCAAATAAAAGAACCTTTAATTAATAAATTTATTAAACCAGCAAAATTGAACTTAAAAGCTATTAAAGATCAATTGGCTTATAGGAAAATGGCCAAAGAACACTTTGGCAGTGTTCGTGAGTTGGAAGATACTTTTATAAATGTTTCTTATGGAACTTCCCCCCCTCGGTGGCGAAGTGCGGCCTTTGATATATTGAGACCTGGATCTGATATTCCCCGCCCTCCTTGGGGACAGATGCAAGGAGATCCCCCTAGCCCAATTTTCAATGCTTTAGTGGCAAGTGAGCGAAGGGAAGAGCTTCTTGATTTTTTGAGATCACAACCGGCCAATCGGAATTACTCAATTGATCGATTTTTCCGAGGTCCCGCCCGAATCCCAAGACCCCCATCATTTCGTGACGCTTTTTTACCAGATGAACCGCCACAATATGAGTCATTTCTTCAAAAGTTTTTTGCTGAAAGGTTTGTAAGCCGAACTCTTGGCAGTCTTTTAATACAAAAATATTCTAATTTTACTAATTATATAAAAAATATACCAAATAATTTTAGGTCTTATTTTGGTCTCAATAATCCAATATTAGACACAAATATAACTTCCAATTATAGGCGCGTCGTGGACGACTATCTGGGAATTGATCGGTGGATTTATCAACGTCCGCAATCACCCAGCCAACGCTCAGATCCTCTGATGGGTTTCCCAGCATTCGGCTATAGACCACTGTCTCCAGGGAGGATGAGAGACCTCACGCCCGTTGAATTGAGACCAACACTAAAGAACCCCATAGCAAGACCAACAAGCCCACAAAGACGAGCGCTAGAGGAGCAGCGAGAGTTGTTGCTAAGACAACAAGAAGAAGCCATGAGGATTGCAACCCAAGTTGAAAGAGGAATAATGATTGGCTCTCATGGTCCATTGACTACTTCAGATAGGCTTGCTGAAATTAGACAAACCCTTGACCGGATGTATTCGGCTAATTTGCCTGGAGCGAATCAGACGCTTTCTGCGGCTGATATTCCAGGTATACCTAGAAGAATTCCTCTTACTTGGCAAGAATACGGGGAAAGTCTTCGGATAGATCAAGAAGGTCGAGCATTAATTGATGAATTATACTCTACTACAAGAATAAGAGATGTGTTAAATCAAACAGATCCTGTCGCAGTTCTTGTAAAAAAAATTTCTGAATTTGTTCGTAGATCAATACCGTTCTCAAATGAATTGACTTTAGATGAAATTAAAAGAATAATAAAACAAGCAGAAAAAGGAAATGAATATGTTTTTGGTCTTGGCCCCGATCCTGACGGCTTTAATGTTTTTCAATTATTAGATGAAAAAAGACGAACAGACATACTAGATTTCCTGAGGAGGATGGATCCCGCCTTTGCCCCGAGGGGCGATATGAACTTACTTTCGGACCCTCAGTCTGAAGCAGTGTTTAGGAGACTTATTTCTATGAGTTATCACACTGGAGGGAATGAGATAGGAATTTCAGGTCTCTATTCGGCAAACGACCCAAGGAACCCGATGGCGAACCGCTCTACATTAAAAGCAATGCTCAAAAGTATGGCATTTCTTTTTGATAGGGTTATTGTTCCTAGGAATATAACTATGGCCAGATCAGGTAGCACAAATCCTTTTTCTGAGAATTTTGGTCGGTCTGTTCGTGAGATGTTGCCTGGTGTTGACTGGCGAATAACTGGGGGCGATCTCGCTGGTACCCAAAACGATATTGCGCAAACGTGGTTAAATATACCCTGGAAAGTAAAGATGTTGGACCTTTGGAGGGGCAGTCATATTGCCCTACAGAAGAATCCATTATCTGATATGTATGAAAGATTAAGAGTGGAAACGGTTGTTGCTCACTTAGCGCAGTATCGCAACCAAGCTAGAGGAATCTTAAAACCATTGCAAGAAAAGATTCCAACAAATACAAGAGTACATCCAGATGCCGCTGATGGTGCTTCTTCTCCATGGGCACAACCACTGCCAAGAAGAATAGCAACTAATTCCACAAGAAGAGCTGAAACATCTGAAACTCAGCAGCATGCAGACTCCATGAGAGACATTGAATTAGAAAATGCAGAAATGGCATATAGAGAAGCAGAAAGAAGAGCCATTGAAGAGACGGCCGCGATCGTGGACGAGATGAGAGAAAACGTTAACAGAACCTTAAACAACATTCGCCTTGTCTTGAGTTCAGAAGAGATAGCATATATTCAAAGTTCAAGAGAAGATGAGATACAAGAACTCCTAGACCAGCTGCGGATCGAGAGAGGTCTCCCGCCCGATCCTGACGGAAGTTTTACTGGTGGTTTAATCCCAAGATTCTTTAAGGGTGGAATTGTAAAAGAATTTGGAAAACAAATAGGGGAAAACAAACAAGTTGCACAAGAAAGAGCTGAATTTGAAAAACAAAAGAAAAACGGTGGTTTATCCGAAAAATGGTGGAATTTGGTACAGCCAAAAGAATCAGCGCACGGCTGGGCAGAGGACGCGGATAAAGTTGGCTATACTTCTAAGAAAAAAACTGGTGGCTTAAGTATAAATAATAAAGCTTGGAAAGACTTTGGCGGTACATTGCTATACGGCAATCCACAAACAGCAGGTCAAGCGTCCCCTTTGCAACAAATGCTGGTTGCTAATAGAATGGCTGCTCTTGGTTGGGACTCTAATTTTATGGACGAAAACTGGACCAAGAAAACTGCTGACACTAAGAAAGATTCGGTAGGTCTTGGGGGCTGGACTACTATAGCAAAACCAAATGAATCAAAAAAATTAAGACTTGAGGGGTGGAAGCCAAGATCGGAAAAGGCACTTCGTAACCCGCTTGATTGGGATGCAAAATCAAGAAAAGAATTTTTCCCCGGCGGAGAAGATGTTTATAGAAAAAGACAGCTTTACTTAGACGGGTACCGAGCAAAAGGACGCTTCCAAGGGGGGCGGATCACAGGTCTGTCGGACCTTGGAGTGCCAGCAATTCTTCATGGCGGAGAATATGTTATTAACAAAGCATCAGTTGATAAATACGGTATTGATCTCCTTTCAAGAATAAATAAAGGGATATTTAGTGGGGCTAAACAATACAAAGTCGGTGGCTATGTCAGCAACATCTCTGTCCCGGAAATACCAAAGTATGTTCCACCAATGTCAACATATGCAAAAATTGTAAACGGAGGAGTTGGAGTACAAAGTCTAAATTCTGAAAGTACTCATAATTATAACTTCTATGTTGATAACTTTATTGGTGAAAAAGAATGGTTTAATTCAATGATGAGGGAATACAATGTAAAGGTTGTCCCAGCCAACCAAAAACAAGCCGGTCTTGAATCAAGGGTTATAACAACATATAATGGCTTGAATAGAGGAATGTAATGACAATTGTAAGTTTTTTGTCTTTAAATAATCAAGAAATTACCGAGCAGGGCCGACAAATAAATGATGTGATAAACATTAATGCCTCAGAAGTTGAACTGGACTCTGGCTCCAAAAGAAGATATTACAGGTCTATTAAAAGAACATTTTCTTTTCAATGGGATTATTTGCCATCTCTTTCTTCAAAAACAATAGACAATAGAAAAGGGCGGGATTATTTAAAGTCGCTTACAGCAATTGCAAATAAAATACCAATGAAAATAAAAATTACAGCAGATGAGAATGCTGAAACAATAGATGTATATCTCCAATCTTATTCGGAATCTCTTATAAGAAGAGAAATTTCTCAAGGTTGTGATTATTATAGAGTTAACATGGTTTTTGAGGAAGTGTAATGTCTAACGAAGAATTTACATATGAGATTACAGCAAATGCTTCTGGTGAAAAGTTCTACAACGGAGGCCCAATTATCGGAATTGCTGCCGTCCTTTCTATTGAGTCAGAACAAACAGCAGTTGCAGGAAAAATTGTAAAAGCAGACTCTGCTCTGTCGTTTGAATCAAATCTAACCGCTTTGGCTGGTCTAATTCAAACAGTTAGTTCATTACTCAGTATTGATGGCGCAACGGTCGTTGTTGGAATTTACATTTTAAAAGCTTTGGTAATTGCCGATGCGAGTGTGGACCTAAGCGCAACTTCTCTTGCCATTAGGTATGCCATACCAGCGACGCAAACAGGCAATCTTTCTACAAACATTACATCTTTAAAAATAATAAAGGCTGCTGTTAATCTTGATTCAAATTTAAACACAACCATAAATGCAAAAATTATCAAACTCTTAAGTGCAAACCTGTCTGGTTCTTCGTTGTTTGTGTTGCTGGCTGGCGAAATTCTTTTATTAAAAGCAAATTTGTCAATAGTCACAGGTCTGGTTGTTGCTGACATACTCAGAATAACCTCAACAAGCCGCTTCCCAGGTTCAATTGTTTCTTTAATCGTTTTAGACGACAAGCCTCTCACCGCTCAAAATAGAAATATTAGTTATGATGTTGGTCAAGTAAAAGTTGAAAAAATAAATTGGAATTCTAAAAAATCTAGATATTATAAATCAAGTACTCCAAATAAAATGGTTGTAAAAATTGGCTGGGAATGGTTGCCATCTAAAAAATATGAAACTTTTGATAAAAGAGAAGCCAGGGATTATATAAGAGAAATTGCAAGCGACATGAATTCTCATATTTTGAAAATTATAAGTTACGGTACGAATCCTCAAGATTTGCCGGTTGAGACGAGTTATAATGTATTTGTAAAGTCCTACACAGAAGACATTGTGAGAAGAGATTTAACTCAGAATGTTTATTTTTATAAATGCGATTTAGAGTTGGAGGAAGTTTAATGCTAACGCAAGATATGCACGGCAAAACGCTGTCCAACTCATTTTCTAGTGCTACGAATGCATATGCACAAAGGGTCAAACCTAAAATTTTAATTACATTTTTAGATAATAGACATGTAGAAAATCTTACGATAGCAACAAATGATACATATTCCAACACATCTCGGGGTACTAGGAGTACTCAAATGGCGGGGACCACTCTCCAATCTGGGTTTTACTTTAAACCGGAACAATCAATGAGCGGTTCTGAACGCCAAACTTTTGCTTGGGCTGTCTGTAATGATAAAGATGAGCACGGTCAAGTTATTAGAGCAAATGGCAACTGGTACGCAATGCCATCAGACACAGAAGATAATTTTAAATTTGGTTGGAGATCAAATGCTAAATCAACATCATCAACATATGCCGATGGCGGTTTTGCGTTTACTACATCCCCTTATGTTGAGTATACTTTTACACAAAGAAAAATAAATAAGATAAAAATTGTAACATCTGAATATTTCGGCAAGGTTCAATGGTATAGAATAGAAGCTTACAATAACACACTGTCAAAAATTTATGATCAGTACGGTGAAATGGGCAAAGACGAATATTATAAAATTCATAATATTCCAGATACTGCTGGAACATACGATATTTATCAAATTAAACTTACAATTTTAAGTACTAGAAATAAACTAGACAATGCTCGGATAATGGAAGTTGTTCCAATTTATGAGGTTGATGTTACAGACTATGTAATTAGTCACTCAGTGGATAGGGTGGGGGAATTGTATGAAAATTCCATTCCTATCGGAGGAGGTGGCTCAAGCACGGCCTCTATTACTCTTGATAATACAACAAAACATTTCAGTCCTTTTAATGATAATTCACTATACGGCAAGTATATGAAAAAAGATCTTAAAGTTAACATATATAACGGTTGGCAAATTGTAAAAAGCAACTCTTTACTCGTTAACACTGTTTTGACAGCAAACATGAATACGACCTCAAACAGCCTCACAGTTTTGGACGCGGCAGGATTTTTGAATGGAAATGCAACAAACAACTTTATTTTGACAATTTCTCCAAACAAACTAAATGAAGAAATGGTTTTGTGCTCCACAAGAACAGATAAAACCGTGACAATTTTAGAACGCGGGTTTGGTACGACAACAGCTTCTTCTCACACTTCTGGAGAAGTTGTGTCTTTTGATCCTTTTGAATACATTGACTTTGGAGAATTCTATATTGATGAGTGGACTGGCGGAAGTTCAATGGAGGTTTCTGTTAAGTGCATTGATAAAACAAAATTTTTAACTGAAAAACAAATTACTAAAGGTTTCCATATTCAAAACGCAACTGTTGGAGAAGCCATTGAAAACTTAATGATGTTGACAAATATTTCAAAAAAAGAATCAAATCAAATCTATCCATTCAACGATTATGGAAGAAAAAACGCAATTGCGCTGTATTCGTTTTCAGAATTTTCTCCAGATAAAACGGGTGTGGCAATCACCCCAGGACAGGGGTTGAGACTGCGTGCTTGGAAAATTGAAGTAGGTAAAGAAAACACTCTTAAAGATATTGTCGCTGACGCTCTTGACCGAGAGCTTTCAGCATACGACAGGGCTTTAAGAATTAAACCTTACATTCCTGCTTCTTATGTTTCATACAGCACCTCTGCGTCGGGCGTTTACGGATTCAACTCAAACACTCAGTTGTGCCTAGACATTTCAGATTTTGCTTTTATTCCAAGTATTAATGGAGTTTTGCAAAGCGTAAACTCAACAGCTCAAAGTGAATATTTTAATGGGGTTGTTGACGGATATTTTGTTCCTACTCAAAGTGGAGACTACTCTATTAATATTTCAACAAGAAATGCGGGGATTAGGGCGTACTTAGATAATACAATAATTCTTGATTATTGGAATTTAAATGCAACGGCAACTGCAACAAGAAATTTGACATCTTATGAATATTTGGGATTCTATTTAAATTTAGATGCCGGTGTGCCTTATAAATTAAGAATTGAATTCTACCATGGAGCTGGCGCTCAAGGTAGCGGGAGCAGTTTCCAATTGAAACTATATAGCCAACTTTCTGGGTCAGGTCAAGTGCAGATCCCCGTCAGTTCTGCGTACACAACTGTCGCAGAGGATGCTGTTGGCTCAAGAAATGTGACATCTGTAAAAAATTCTAAAAACAGAAATCATTACAGAAATGACGGAAAGTATATTGGTCCTGTTGAAATTAATCAAACAACCGGACTTGTTTCAGAGCCAGGAAGCAAATCTGTAAAAGTTGTAACGTCTTCTTCCATAGTAATTCCTTATGACGAATCTCTAGATTTAGAAAATACAAATTCTTCTAAATATAACGATGGAGAATTTACTATTGAATTATATGTAAAATTTCCTAATGGAACTTTTAGCAATAGCGGAACATATATAACAAATGTAACTACAGCAAATTCCGTTAATTATGGTTATACATTTTTTTATAATAACTCTGGAAATGGTTTTACATTAAATGGTAGCAATGGAAATAAAATAGTATCTACAAATACGGCCTTAGATCCTGATAAATGGCAACACATTTGTGTAACAAAAAAAAATAAAGTTATAAAATATTATTTAAACGGCCAACATAAAGCCACAGAAAGCAACTCCATAGTTTCTACATTTGGTTTGGGAGACATCACAATTGCTAATGCTGGTAAAGATTTTTTAATTGATGAGTTGATTATATATAACAAGTGTTTAGATGGAGACGAAATTCGCAATAGATATATTGCAACACAAATTAAACCACTAACAAAATTTCCACATTTATACGGAAACGAAAAGAGTGTGAAGGCAATTATTGATGATATTGCACTTGGTGATTTTGGCAGATTCTTTGTTGATGAAAATAATAAATTTACTTATTACCATTTTTATAGATTTTATGAACCATCAATTGACCAACACTACTCTGTGCAAAAACAAATATCAGGCAACTCTCACATCGTTTCAGCAGAATATAATGTACAATTACAAGTTAATAAAGTAACTGTTGAGGTTACAGACGAAATTCCTGCTTTGACATCCAGGAGACCTGTGTGGAACGCAACAGAGGGCTCTACACTTGGTGCTGTTACTTTAAGAAATAATATATCTTCATCATCTAATAGCATACCTGTAAATACAACAAATACTCCTCCTTTTAGTCAAAGCGGTTATATTAAAATAAGTAACGAAATTATTAAATATAATGATTTAGATTCACAAAATTTTTTAAATGTTGAAAGAGGGATGTTTGACACAACACCATCTGCTCATTATGCAAACGATCCTGTCAGAGAATCTAGGTATTATGAAATTAAATATGAAGGAGCCCCAGTTTTTAATATCCTGTTCCCTTTCGTTACGGCAGCAAACGCTGCTTTTAGATCGCCACCGCTTCTGGAAATTTCTAAATTCAACACAACGCCGTATTTTGCCGAACTCGTTTTATCAGCGACCTCGGCGCTTCCTAGCGGTAATCTAGCGTACATTCAGGGCACAAACCCTTTAACGGGGGAGCAAGAGGCAACATCTATCTCTGGTGTCCCAGTGATTGGTCAATCTGGTTCTAACCAAGTTAAAAAACAAGTGGCATCTTTGTCTGAATCTATAAGAAGATATGGTTTAAAAGAAGTCGTAATTAATAATCCATATATTATGGACCCTGTAAAAGCACAAACCATAGCAGATTTTTTAATATCAAAATTTACAACACCAATGCCTGTCGTGGATGTTACGAGCATTGCCATCCCGCAAATTCAAATTGGTGATAGAATTGAAATAACTGAATTGTTAAGTTTGGATATTACAAATGTTAGTTATTGGGTTATTTCTCATAGCATTTCTTTTGGCGACACAATTGAACATAAAATTTTATTAAGAAAGGCGGAGTAATGGCATCAGAAAATTCAATTTATTTTCAAGCAACCGGCGGTCACAGCCATAATGGTATTAATTCTACATTGATTGATGTTGGCCAATATTCTGTTTTTGATTTTACAACCAGCACTGTTGGTTCCCCCACTAGAATCACTCGTCAGGAGCAAAATAGAATTAATTTTGAAGACTTTATTGTCAGAACTATACAGTCTAAAGTTTTACAACCGGCTGGTATTCGGCTTGAAGCAAATACTTTCAATGGTAAAGCAATAACCGCCAATACAATTCAAGGAGACAGAATTGTTGCCAACACCATAACTGCTAATCAAATAGCTGCTAACACCATAACTGCTGGTCAAATAGCTGCCAACACCATAACTGCTGGTCAAATAGCTGCTAACACTATTACGGCCAATGAAATCGCGACTGGGACAATTACTGGTATTAAAATAGCAGCCAATGCAATTGGCAACACGCAAATTGAAAATGTAATGTCAATCATTGATCTGCAGTCAGATTTCGTTACAACAAATGCTATAATTAAAAGCAATAATTATATATCAGGCAGTGTAGGTTGGGCAATCAATGCAAATGGTATTGCTGAATTTAGCGACGTGTTGGTTCGTGGAACAGTTATCGCAAATGATGGTTATGTTGGCGGATGGGACATTGCTTCAACTTATATTGCCAGCAACAACGGAAGTGCTGTTCTATATTCTAATGGATATCTATATGCACAAGAAGGATTATTTCAAGGTTCATTATCGGGTGCAACAATAACGGGTGCAGATGGTGTTTTTAGCGGTTCAATGATGGTCTCGGATGGGACAAACGGTATTGAAATCACTACAAGCGGGTTTTTGAGAGGGACGGGTGGTTCCGGTATAAGAATAATGAACTCAGATAACAGCACAGGGAACACGCAGTTATTTAAGGATTTCATAAGAACTGATCGTTTTAGTGCTGAAGATTATTTCCTTACCTCCAATGGATCAGGCGCTGAGGCACGTATTAGGTCAACAGGGCGTTGCGATTTTACAATGACAAGCACTACTGGTGAGATGTTTGATATGAGTAGGGGTTACGACAACGGCATGAACTTCATAAGATTTGTAAATTACAATACTAACAACGCTGTTGGTGCTATTGAATTTAATGGAAGTTCGGCAGTTAAGTACGTCACCTCGTCAGACAGTAGATTAAAATCAAATATTAAAATATTGTCTAACGGTTTATCAATAATCAAAGAAATTAATCCAGTTTCATTTAAATGGATTGAAGATCCCAATAAAGAAGCACATGGTTTTATAGCCCAAGATTTATACAAAGCGTATCCCCATCCTGTCACAGTTGGCGGTGACGATGTTAAAAATAGTCCATGGATGGTTGATTATGCTGGGCTAGTCCCCATATTAACCTCTGCCATAAAAGAATTAATAGAAAGAGTAGAAAATCTAGAGGCTAGATTAAATGAGATAATCGGAGTATAATGGAATAATATGGCTTATGAAAATTATACTCAGGTTGCTTGGACAGCGGGTACCCCCATCACATCCGAGCGCCTTCAGCAGATGTCTGAAAACATACAGCAGGTAAAGGAGGCAACTGACGACAACCCGCGAGGTTTAATAAAAATTAAACAAGTTACATCTTCAATATCTCATGCAACCATGGACACATACCATGAGATAATAAATCTTAAAAATGAAGGTGGCGGTGTTGATAATTCAGTTACACTACCAGGTAGCAGATATATTAGGTTAAACCTTGTATTCCCCGGCATTCAAGTTTCCAACCCTGGGCAAGAAGATGCAACATATGTTTTAAGATTAACATCTGGTAATGTTCCTGCTTCTGGAACTGTTATATATAATTGGAAAATCCACCAGCCAATTCACACATACTTAAATGCCGCTGCTGGTGCTCCGACTACCGCAAATACAACCATAAGATCAGCTCCTATTATTTTTGGAGCTGGCACATACACATTTGTTACTACCACTTCAGCAGGAATTGCTGGTTCTAATGGTAGTGGAGTTTTTAATGTTGAAATTTACCGAGACAGCGGTTCAAGCAATGCCTTCCCGTCAACTTTCACAATTCCTTGCAATGAAAATAGAATGCAATTTTATGTAGAGGACATTGGCGGTCAGGGATAAAATGCAAAGACGAGAACTCGCATCCAAAAGAAAAGATGTTGAGTGGTCTGATAAAGTTGGTTTCGGAGAATCCAACCCAAACTATAATGGTGGTAAATACATAGACGATAAAGGCTATGTAAGAATACTCAACCCAGATCACCCCGCAAATATTAAGGGCTATATTTATGAACATAGAGCTATTTTTGAGGAATATTTAGAAAGATATTTGCATGCTTGGGAAAGCATTCACCACATTAATGAGATAAAAACAGATAATCGTTTAGAAAATTTATTTTTATGTTCACAGAAAGAACACAGCGCAATTCATAGAGAAGGTAAAAGGCCAAGCGAACAGCACCGTGAAAAGTTGCGCAAGAACATGAATGATAGAAATCGGGTTGGTAAAAAAAAGGTTACAAATCGGCTTCCTTCACCGAGAAAAAAATTCCCAAATGATTAAACCCGCCCCCTGCCAAATCTGATATAATTGACCTTATGAAAATTTGTGGAGCAGAGGGCTGTGGCGTGGAGTTCACTCCAAATACCGCCAATCAGCGCTATGCAGACTCATCGTGCCGTAAGTCTATTGACTCTATGGGGCTTTGTAAATATAGAAAAGAAAATGGAATTATTGAAATGCCAAAAGATGCTTTGAGCGACACCCCGATATTGTCGGAATCAGAATTAAAAATAAGTTATACAAAACTGCTGCAGGAGTTTGAAAAATTAAAGAGCAAAGAAGACCATTTAGCTGATGCTGTTTACCGTGCAGTTAAGGAAGACATTGAGTCTAACAAAATTGCTCCTGTTCCCAAACCAAAACTTGCCAAACTTTCTACTAAGAAAAATGAAGAGGTTGCTGTTGCCGTTCTCGCTGACTGGCAGTTGTGTAAAGTTACTCCTGATTACAACTCAACGGTTTGCGAAGGTCGGATTGACCAGTTTGCAGAAAAGGTTATACACCTTACTGAAATCCAAAGGCAGGACCATCCGGTTAAGGATTTACACATTTGGTGTTTGGGTGACATTATTGAAGGGGAATTGATCTTCCCTGGCCAGTCGTTTCTCGTTGACGGTGGTTTGTATAGACAAATTACCGTCGATGGTCCAAGAATAATGAAAAAGTTCATTACTAAGATGTTGGAAAATTTTGAAAACATAACCTTTGTTGGTGTGATCGGAAATCACGGTGCCATTGGTGGCAGAGGTAGAAGAGATCACGACCCAGAGACAAATGGGGACAGAATGTTGTATAGAATAGTGCAGTTAATGTTTGAAAGTGAAAAGCGTATTAAGTTTGTTATCCCAGACGGCCGGGGTGAAAGAAACTGGTACGGAATAGACAGGATTGGAAACTATACATCTTTATTAATTCACGGGGACCAGTTCGGTAGTCTTTCAACATTCTACTCTTTCCAGAAAAAAGTGTACGGTTGGAAGGTTGGTGCTATACCGGAACATTTTGATGATGTGTATTTTGGACATTTCCATACTCCTACTAAAATGACATTTAACACAGTTCAGTGCCGTATTTCGGGTAGCCCAGAGTCAACAAATACTTATGCAATGGAGAGTTTGGCTGCTGTTGGCAGAGCCTCTCAGCCTTTGATGTTTGTTCACCCAGAGAGGGGAATTGTTACTGCTGAATACAACTGCTGGCTGGATTGATTATGAACATCAAAGGTCTAAGGTTTAAGTGTTCCAAATGCGGTGGACCAAAGTTTGCAGGAGAAGAGTATTGGTTTGCTGGTGAGTATTACATTGATATCACATGTGCCATATGTGCAGATACTAGAGATGTAAAATTATCCTTTTTGAAAGATTTTGTCTCTAAGATGAATAGTGGTTATAAGAGGCAGAAATGATTAATAATGCTCTTGTTACTAATAAATTTTATACATATTCAAATTATATCGTTAAATTAAAAAAAATATCCAAGAGGATAAATAAAATTTATGTACAAAGACTTGATAACAAAGAAATTATTGAAATTCCTTTTGTTGGTCACGAAATAATTCTATATAGAATTTATACTGTTGGTGAAGTTGCTAAGATTGTGGAAAAAAGACCTGATACTCTTAGAAAATATGAAAAAAAATTTCTTATCCCTGAAGCAAAAAAGTTTGGGGGCGGATGCCCCGGTTATAGCAATTGGCGCTACTATACTGAGGAGGATGTTTACATCATGGTTGAATTTTTCAACACCAGAACACCTGGTAGACCAGTTGTAAATACAAAAAAATACACAATACAAAACCTTTCTCGGAAGGTCCAAGCAAAAACAAGGGAATGACATGGCAGAGAATACAAATGAAGTGGAGATTTGGGCATCCATTGGTATTACCAAAAATCTTGGCAATTACGAATCGCTAAGGCTTGATGCTGGTGCTAAATGCAAGGCGACTTCGCTTGAAGATGAAGACGCTTGGAAGAGACTTTGGGATTCAATTGACAGCCAAATTGAAGCCAAACTCCAAGAGTTAGACAGTGAAAAGCAGTAATACGCAAGATTGGAAATCTAAAGCTTTGTGTTTTGAACACAAAGATAGAAGTATTTGGTTTTCATACAAAAAATCAGAAATAGAACAAGCCGTTCAAGTGTGCAATGAATGTTCAGTAAGAAAAGAGTGCTTTACATATGCATGGAATTCTGGAGACATTTATGGAACTTACGGTGGTATTTCTGAATTTGAATATCTAAACTACACTTGGAAGGAGGTTGAAAATGAGCGACAGAACAACAGGACAAGATCTTCTTCTGTTCTTAGAAAAATCCTGCAGAGAATCAAATAAATTATTTATTCCAGATTCACCGAGGCAAGAGGCTGTTGCTCAAGCATTAGCCGAACACTACGACTCAGGGTTGTTGTTTGATTCCATAACCCATTTCGTAAAATCAAGACCAGGACCGTTTCTTATTTTTGATTTTGCGGTTGAGTCTAAAAAAATTACAGACAAGGTAAAGCAAGAACGAGAGTCTAAGAACATGTTTATGCAAATTGTTAAGGACACTCACGACAGAATGATGAAAGAATGAATTACGAAGTACGTTTGTTGAATTCTTTAATGCAAACAAATGATTATGTTACGGCAGTAAACGAAGGCATTGAAAATGTCTTTATAGAGTATAGAGATGTTTGGAATTTTATTACCAATCATTATGATGAGCACAAAAAAGTTCCGTCAAAAGAAACTGTAAAACAGCACCATCCTGAGTTTGAGTTTTATGCAACTCCAGAACCACTAAAATATTATATAGATGAGGCAAAGAAAGAGTCTTTGTCTTATCAAACTAGGGTTATTGTCTCTAGAGCAAATGCGCTTCTTGGTGATCTTGGTCCCAAAGAGGCGCTGGCGTATCTTATGGAGAACACATTACAACTTTATAAATTCTCCAGCAACCTCAAAGATACTGATCTTGCTGGTGAGTGGAAGGACAGGGTTGTTGATTTAAGAGAGCGAGCCAAGAGGGGCAATAACGAATTGCAGGGTATCCCTAGTGGTATCAATGTTATTGATAAGCAATTTGGCGGTTGGCAACCGGGTGATTTTATTGTCCTGCTGGGATGGACTGGAGTTGGTAAGTCTTTTATTGCAAGACTGTTCGCAGTAAACGCATGGCGCGCAGGCTACAGACCTTTAATTATTTCATTAGAAATGAATAAACAGCAGGAAGGCCACAGGCTAGACACTTTACTTACAAACGGCAGTGGTGTATTTACTAATACAGATCTTGTAAGGGCCAATCCAACTGTTGTTGAGCCTTATGAGAAATGGGCTGAGGAGACTTTTGATGGTAAGCACGCTATTCATCTTGTCACATCTGAGGGTCTTGAAACAGCAGACCAGAATATGGTGCAGGCAAAAATAGATCAGTATAAACCAGACATTGTTATTCTTGATTATCACGGTCTATTTGATGACGCTTCTGGTGCTCGCAATGAGACAGAGAAAGCCAAAAATTTATCTAAAGCTTTTAAAAGAATGGCAGTCAAGAATGGTGTGCCAATTGTTGATGTTGCTGCTGTAACAATGAGCGATGGTCACTCCGAAAGACCACCGGAATTAGAAGAGGTTGCTTGGAGCAAGCAGTTAGCTTACGACGCTGACTTAGTGCTTGCTATCCACCGTGAATATAATTCCGACCTGTTCCAGATCGTATCTAGAAAAGTCAGAAGATCAACACAATTTGGTTTCTTTTTAAGATGGAACCTTGAAACAGGGAAATGGCAGGAAGAATGGGATATTTAATACCTAAGAAAGCAATTTCAGGTGAAGCCGAAGATATTGAAACTATTATAAGGCTTAGACCTTGGATTGAGGATGAATGGCGCTCTCAGCACGGAGAATTTAAAAACACTGTGCTGAAAACAGACTACGACAGAAAAAATGAAATCTTCAAATTTCAAATCATTTTCAATATTTGATATGGAATCACAGATTCTTGAGTTGTTAGAGAAACTTTCTATTAGCATTGAATCTCAAACATCACAAGAGTTTAATTTGTTTTGTCCTTTTCACAAAAACAGAAATAGTCCTGCGTTCTATATCAATAGGAAAACTGGGCTTTGGCAATGCTTCAACCCATCTTGTGGCAAGAAAGGAAATTTCCGACAACTTTACAAAGCATTAACTGGCAAGCCATACGGTAAAGATATCAAGTTAGATCCGATTGCTCTTAAGAAAGAGATAGAAAAAGGTTTTTTCAAAAAAGAGCATACAGAAGACTTGGACATTGTTGATATTGAAATTGATTTTTCAAAAGAAGAAGATGTTGTGTTATTGCAGGGGATCACAAATCGAGGCATTACTCTTGAAACCCTTGAATACTTTGAGGTCGGCTTTTCCAGAGTTAAAGAAAGAATCGTAATACCAGTAAGGGATCAGTCTTATAAACTGGTCGGTTACATCGGCAGGGCAATTCGTGAGGATCAAGAACCTAGATATCTTTATAACCGTGGTTTTCGTAGGGCTGATTACCTTTTCAATCTCCAGAACGCCAAATCCTTTAACAGTTGTATAATTACAGAAGGCAGTGTTGATGCTATGGCAATTCATCAATCCGGTTATCCAAATGTTGTGTCAACTCTTGGAGCACAAGTAACATCCAGCCAAGTCAAGATGATGAAAAGGTATTTTGATTCAATCATAATTTTTTCTGATAACGACGAGGCAGGGGAGGCAATGAAATGTGCTATAATAGATCTCTGCCGTGGTAAAGAGATTTACACGGTGGAAAACTCAACTGGGCTTAAAGACCCAGGTGAGATGAACAAACAACAAATACAAAACATAATTGAAAACAAAAAACTTACAATATAGGAGAACAACATGTTTAAATCAATGAAAACTTTAAATGAATTAGAAAAGCAGGTGGTCACACCACAAGGTGGAAAATCATCTGTTAAGAAATATTTCACGGTGTCGGCAGGAGAGTCGTACCGGATCAGATTCCGTCAGGAAATGACGGAGGACGCTAAGAATTATGACGATGAGTCTGGTACTGCAATTAATGTGCCGGTTGTTACATCGCCAATTAATTGGAAGTGGAGGGCTGCCTCTACTGCCGGTTTAGAAAAGTACAACTATCGTTGCTGGGCTGCTGAGAAGTCTACTGTTGATAAAGCTTGGAGACCAAAGCCTCATCTTCTGATCAACATTGCTGTTGAGACAGAGCCGGGTGTTTGGGAGCCGAGAGTTCTTGACACGACTTTTAATCAGCGCCATGTTGGTCTTACTCTGATTGAGTATGCCAAGGAGTTTGGTACGATCACAGACCGGTTCTATAAGATTTCTAGAACTGGCTCAGGTGCATCAGATACAAACTACAGCCTGATCCCTCTTGAGGTTTCTGAAATGCCAGATTCAATTAAGAATTTGCCATATCATGATCTTACAAATATGTATTTAACTCTTCCTTATGAGAAGCAGGAGAAGTTTTATACAACCGGAGAAATTGAAAAAGACACTTGGTGAGGTGAATGGCGATGGGGAGCCCTTCGGGGCTCCCTATTTGCTTGTCCAAAATTATGAAGAAAAATATTGTTTTAGATTTAGATGGCGTTATTGCCGACATTGATACGCCCATATCCCAGATATTCATGGCAAAAGGCGTGGCCGATTATGACTATTCACATTGGTTGATTAGTGATTCAAATGATCCAGAGGCAATGAACGTATTCAACAACACAATATTTTGGAAAAATTTAAAGCCATACGCGGACGCATGGCACCAGATCAACTACTGGTTTAGCCAAAATATTGATATACATATTGTGACAGCAAGGCGCTGTAGTGCTGCAATGAAGACGACTCATGAATGGCTGGACACATGGAGAGTTGGAGCATCCAGTGTTTCTTTTACAAACATACATGAGAAGCACGGCGTGATTGAAAAATTGAATCCGGCTTTTGTTGTTGAAGATAATCCGAACGAAGTAAGAATTCTTTTGAATGAAGGTGTAAATGCTTACCTGAGAAAGCAGTGGTACAATGAGCCGCACTGGAACGAATTTCCAACAATAGAAACACTTTACGATTTAGATTGGAACTAAATGATTGACTTTGTGCATTTGCACTGTCACAGCGAATATTCATTGCTAGATGGTATGTCTACGCCAAATGAAATTGCACAGATTACAAGTACAAACGGTCAATTTGCTTCGGCAATTACAGACCACGGCACGATGGGTGGAGTTCTTAAATTTCAGGATGCGTGTCGTAAGAATAATGTAAAACCCCTTTTTGGCATTGAAGCTTATTTTGTCCCCTCAATTGGTCAAGACGAACAAACAAAGTACGAGCGTTTTCATCTCATCCTTCTTGCAAAGAATAATGAGGGCTTAAACAAACTTTTCAAAATGTCTCAATTGGGTTGGACCAAAAACTTTTATTATAAACCACGCATTGATTTTGCTCTTCTAGAGCAGATGGTCAGGGGCGATATTGTTGCCCTTTCTGGTTGTATGGCCAGTGCAATTTCAAAGGCAATTGAGGCTGGTAATTATGCCAGGGCTGAAGAATTGTCCGAGAGATTTATCAAAATCTTTGGAGATGACTTTTATTACGAAATCCAAGCATGGAACTCAAAAAACCTCAATGACAATCTAATCAAACTGGCCAACACCTATAACAAAAAGGTTGTTGCTACGGCTGACTGCCATTTTCCAACGCACAGCCACCGTGGAGCCGAAGAGGTTCTTCTAATGGTGTCTCAGTACCCTTCATTAAGTGCTGCAGATATTAGAATTGCCCAAGCCAATATTACCTCAGTAAGCGACCACAAGCATGACCTTGTGGACAAGATAAATGCAATGTATCCTCAGAGGTTTTTAAGATTTGATGAGATTAATCCTTATATTGCAGATGCCCAAACGGTTCATTCTTGGTTTAGGGAGGTTGGCTATGATAATGTGCTATACCTTGAAAATACAATGGAGATTGCTGAGAAGTGTTCAGCCGAGGTTGTCACAAAACGCAATCTTCTTCCCAAATATTCCAAGGTTCTTGAATCAAACAATTATCTGCGTGAAATTGCAGAGTTTGCAATCAAGAACAGGAGTCTTGGTGAACAATACAAGGTTCGGCTTGAAGAAGAATTGTCAATTATCAACAATCTTGGGTTCTCTGATTATTTCTTGATTGTTTGGGATCTTGTTAAATGGGCAGACAATAACGGTATTGGTCGCGGCCCTGGTCGTGGTTCTGTCGGTGGTTCTGTTTTGGCATTCCTTTTGGATATTACTCTTGTAGACCCCATTAAGTATGGGCTTCTGTTCTCTAGATTCATCAATCCGGAAAGAAACGACTACCCAGATATTGACCTTGATTTTGAGGACAAGCGCCGTGGTGAGGTCCGTAATTATTTAAGAGAGCGTTGGGGTGCAGATAATGTTGCAGCTATCACGACATATGGAGAGTTCAAACCAAAGTCAGCAGTTAAGGATGTTGCTAGAGTCTTTCAGGTTCCGTATCAAGAAATCAATGCTATTACCCCATACTTTGAAACCATTGATGAACTGGTTGCAACAGAGAAGGGTAAAATCTTCTGTCGGAAATATCCAGATATTCCGACAACTGCAAGGATGCTTGAAGGTCGGATTAGAAATGCTGGAGTCCACGCTGCTGGCATGGTGGTTTCCTCGTTACCGTTAAGTGAAGTTTGCCCTGTTGAAACCCGTAAAGATTCGGCAACCGGTGAAAGATCGGTTGTTACGGCTTTTGATATGGAAGATGCCGAGGCTGTCGGTCTAATTAAAATTGATATTCTTGGTCTCAAGACTGTTTCTGTGATTAAAGATTGCATAAACAAGATTAAGGAAACAAGGGGAATTGATACACGAAAGGCATCGCTAACCCTAGACGACCCTTTAATTTTTGAGAATTTTAATTCTGGTAATACTGTAGGTGTATTCCAAGCAGATGCCGCTGCTTATAGAAATTTAATTGAAAGAATGGGCATTGACAATTTCAATGACCTAGTTGTTTCCAACGCCCTTGTTAGGCCAGGCGCTCTTCTTTCGCAGGGGCAGAAATACATTGACTGCAAGAAGGGCAACGCTAAACCTTCATACCCTCATGAGGTTGTGAAAGAAGTCCTTGCAGAAACTTATGGAACAGTTATTTTCCAAGAGCAACTGATGCAGATGGCGGTGCTTATTGCTGGTTTTACATGGGCCGAAGCAGACAAGTTGAGGAAGATCATTGGTAAGAAAAGGGATGTTGCCGGTTTTGATGAGTTTAAGGAGAAGTTTATTAACAATCCTTATATTACAAAGACTGCAGCAAAGAAAATTTGGTCTGAGTTTGAACTGGCAGCCTTGTACATGTTTAATAAATCTCATGCGGTTTCTTATTCAATGCTTTCATACCAAACGATGTGGTTAAAAATACATTACCCTGTTGAGTTTGTTTGGGCTTTGCTGTATAACGAAACTGCGACTGACAAGATTACTGCATACTTGATGGAAGCGCAGAGAATGGGTATCACGATATTACCTCCAGATATTAATATCTCAGGTGAGTTGTTCACAATTGATCGTGACGCAATTCGTTTTGGTCTTTCAAATGTTGCTTCTTGTGGTAAAGCTGCTATTGAAGAAATTTTTGCAAAGAGACCTTTTAATTCTTATGAAGAGTTCACAAATAAATGTCGCAAGACAGCTGTTAAGAGCACACTGAGAGAAAACTTTGACAAGGTTGGTGCGTTTTCTGAAATCGGTCATGCTTCTCAGTATGACCATGAAAAGTATTACTTGCCCATCTTGGGTTTCTCTCTCAAGCAAACTGGAGGGGCAAACGAAATTGACACTCTTGTGGGAGAGATTGTTGATTTCCATGAAACAAATTCTCCTCTCACTCTTGTAAAAGCGGTGGTCCGGTCTACAAAAAAGACACCTCAGTATTTGCGGATTGAATTTGAAGATCATTCAGGCTCAACAACAGTTTTTGCAGAAAGAAATACTGAACTTGCAACAAGAGATTTTGTTTATGCATTAATAGGTGACAGGACACTGCATGCTTTTTGTGATGCATATGAATACCACGGCACTCCTTTATACAACCTAATGATGAAAATATCAAAAGGCAAGCAACATGAACAAGAGTGGTTGTATAACACTGGTTTGGGTTTGGTAAATGATGAAAAGACATTGATGTATGTATTCCATCAGAGGACATTTACCACATCAAAAGGCACAGACATGTCCAACCTTTACTGCTGGGACGGAGACTCAATCTTCAAGGTTGTTATTTTCCCTGTAATTTTTAAAAAACTTAGACATGTTGTCTCGGTTGGAAATTGGTATGCTGTTAGACTCAATAAAATTGAGGACCAAAAAACATTAACTCGCTTAGATTCATACAAAATTGAAAACGAGAATGGTATAATTTCTATTGACAATTACATAGAAAGAAAATCTCTTAAAAAGGAAGATTATGTCAAGGTTTGAGGAGATAATCAAAACATCTAAATGGTCAGAATCACACGGTTCTGTTGGTAATCATTTAGGCATGGGATCTTTTTATTACACATTACCCTACTCGTTAAGAGCCAGTAGTGTTGTGTGCTTGGGTTCGGGGGCTGGCTTTGTTCCAAAGTTAATGGTAGAGGCGCAAAGAACATTAATTGAAGAAGGTCTTCTCGGCCAGTTTAATATTAATTTAATTGATGCAAATATTGGTCCCTGGGGGTTGCCCGTGTACACAGAGACAGGCATAGAGGGCTATCCAGAAATAAATCTGATTGTCAATACAACAGATGAGTGTTACGGTTTATTCCCTTCAATTGATTATTTACATGTTGATGCAGACCATTCATACGAACAGGTATATAAAGATTTAAATAATTATGGTGGAAATATGAACAAACATAAGGTTTGGGCTATAACTGTTCATGATACAAACAATAGCTCTGATGGGGATCATCCGACCATTGGCTCTTACTACGCCGCTGTTGATTGGGCAAAAGAAAACGGTCATGATATGGTGAATTTTGCGGTTGGGTGTGGAACTGCTTTAATAATGCCGAGAGTTGGCAAGTAGTGGACAGATGGGAATATTTAATATCAAAAGAGTATCTTTTGAGACATCACATTGCAGAATATTTTTTATCTGATGTAAGTTTTATTATTGATGTTGGTGCTTATAAAAGAACAATTGGGGGCGCGTACCCATATAATGTAATACCAATTGATCCTTTAAAAACAATGGTTGATTCCTATCATGGAACAGTTTCAGCATGGGTTAACGAACATGGTGATTTGTTGGATGATAATTTTGGTGTCATGGCGCTCGGTCTGGAAATTGAAGGCGAGAAAGATGAATGGGATTCATTTTTTAAGATTGTTGAGGAATCAAAAATTACCATAATTGAACACTCAATAGAACATCAACCGAGTGTTGATCAATTTGAATTAATAATGAAAAATACAAAAAAGACTCTTGTTGCATCAATAGATATGAAGTTTTGTCATGTTGATACCCCCGGGTTCATTCCTCATTCAACAAGAAGACTTGTTGTTTTACAATGAAAATATCTCTGCATACAGACCAGCATATTAAAGATGCAAATGGCGCTTCGGGTTACTCATACAGTTATTATAAATTTTTGGAACATTTTCCAAAATTTTCATATAGAAACAAAAAAATGCAAGTTTTGGAAAATTCACCAGATGCAAATACTCAATTATTCTATATGGAACCAGAGTGGTATAACTTGCATAACATGCAAAATTTGCGCTCTCCAGATTTTAAAAAATTTTACGATCATCAATACAAAATACAAGGGGTGCATTTAGAAGCAACTAAAGTTTGGGATCATTGGATTGATGCTATGAATTCTGTTAATGAAATTTGGGTTGGCAACTTTTTTGCTCAACAATCTGTATTAAATTCTAATATTAAAACTCCAACATATGTTTTTGAGATGGGTATTGATGATGTGTGGAAACCTAAAAAAAGAGGCAACAATCGTCAAATAAAATTCCTGCATATTGATTCTGGAAGCCCCCGTAAGCGTGCTGATCTGGCTCAGGAGGCTTTTTTAAAGGCTTTTCGTCATAGAGCGGATGTTTCTTTGACATTGAAATATCACGGTCATGAAGAAGCAAAGGGCTTTGGTCACTCATCATTCTTGGTGTCGCCACACGAAGGTATTAAATATATTTATGAAACGTATACCAAAGAAAAAATGGTGCAACTTTACTATGATCATGATGTTTTGGTATACCCAAGTGAAGGTGAAGGATTTGGTTTTATACCGCTTCAAGCTCTTGCGACAGGGATGCCTGTGATATCAACAGGTGTATGGTGTTCTTATGAAAATTATTTGGGGTCAAATGTTGTTGAATCAACAATTGGGCCGACACAACACACAGGATACACCCAGGGAGAAGTTGTTCTGCCAAATGTTGATTCATTAGTGTATCTTATGCGAAAAGTTGTAGACAACTTTGATACCGAAATAAAATACTATTTTGGTCAGGCACCGGCTGTTTACGCCAACTATAATTGGAAAACTCGCTGTGATGAGTTCTTGAAATCAGTTGTAAAAAGACTCGGAACAGATTTTTTTAGATAGGAATAAAAAATGTTAATAGTTGATAAGCGCAAGGGTGACACCATGCCAGTTCATGAGGTTATTCCTACGCCCAGCGTTGGATTAAATAGAGCATTGGGTGGAGGTTTGAACACAGGTGCAACACATTTATTTTGGGGTACGCCATCAGTGGGCAAGTCCACGATGGCCTTTAGGATTTTATCCGAGGCACAAGCAAGAGGATTCCGACCAGTTATTGTTGATTCTGAATATTCTTTTAACGAAGGGTATGCTGCCAAGTGTGGTATTGATATTGATGACATTGTTGTCATTCAATCAACAGTTGCAGAAGATATTCTTAAGAATGTCTATCCGTATTTGACTCATGAAGAAGAAAAACATATTTTTTTATTTGACTCTCTCTCAAATATTATTAAGGAAGAGTTTTACGACAAGCCTGAAGGTGGCAAAGCAATGGGTCTGCAGTCTAGATCTCAAGGTTTCCTGCTTCAAAAATTAGTCAACTATCTACATAAAGAAAGAAATATGATGATGTTTATTGCTCATCAAACTATTGATCTTTCTGGTATGTATGCAGTTACAAAAGCAAAAATGGGCAACACTGTTCATCACAACATGCACAATATTGTTAAACTGTTTTTGTCAATGTCTTCTAAGGAAATGGAAAGGGATGACACAAACATGATTACTTCACAGCGAGTCACTTGGACAATTGAAAAGACAAAGCAAATTCCAAGCATCGGGACAAGTGGTCATTACTATGTCCTTCCCCAAGAAGGTATCTTGGACAAGTATCGTGAACTCCTTGATATTGCTGTTGAGATGAACATTATTGAAAGGAGGGGAGCTTGGTTCTTTTATAAAGAAGAAAAGTGGAACGGAATTAGTAAGATTGAACTAGATGAAAAGCAGATAGCCGATATATCTGCTAGGATTATATCTAATGAACAAGATTAAAACTTTTATTTGTGATCCTGTTGGTTTTGCTTTGGGATTGTGTATTGTTTTCTTTATGGCTGCTGTGCAAAGGATGGAAGACAAACATGACAAATCAAGACCTTGGGAGTAATTTTAAAATCAATCCAAATGCCCGTGTGCATGCCGTGGTGACGACTATGCTGTGCCTTCCAAACCAGTAGAATAGTAATATGAAAATTGAAGACGACATAACAATTCATTACTCAATCGGTAAATACGGTCAGGATTTTTACGAAACTCCTTGCGGTTTAACTGGTGGAAAGTATTATGTAACAAAAAATAAAGAAAAATTTACATGTCGTTTATGTAAGGAGGCTTTAGATGAAAAGAAATGAAAAACAAGAAGCGAAAAGAGATGGTGCAAAACCAGTTAAAAACTCTGGCAGGGGTTTTAAAAAAGGGGATGCTGAATTTCATGAATTCCTCGTTGACTATAAACATAATGGCGCGTCATTCACTTTATCCAGAACAGCCTGGATTAAAATGCGTCGAGATGCTTGGAAGCAAAATCATAAACATCCTTGTATCTCGGTTGTATTTGGAGAAGATTCAGATGTAAAAGTTGCAATAGTTGAATGGCATGTCTTTAAAGAATTAATACGAGACAGTGATTATGAATGAAGGTAGAAAAAAATTAGTGCAGCGGTACGGTCCTGAAATAGTAATTAAATGCTGTCGTGAGTGGAAAACTCACTGGGGCAATGGTAGTTGGGGTAGATGTGGAATATGCCATGAAACACCAAAAATTATTATAGGGAAAAAATGGGATGAATAAGAGTAAAGTACATTTTACTGCTGCAAGAGATAACTGGAAAACACCAAAGGCATTTTATGAGAAACTTAATGAAGAATTTAATTTTGATTTTGATCCTTGTCCTCCTAATCCTCAGTTTGATGGTTTGGAAGTTGAATGGGGTAACTGTAATTTCGTTAACCCTCCTTATGGCAATGTTATTGCCAAGTGGTTAGAAAAAGCTGTTGAGGAACAGGCAAAAGGGAAGACTTCAGTTTTTCTTATTCCTAGTCGTACCGATACTCGGTGGTGGCATAACTTTGTCATGAATTCTGATGAAATTCGTTTTATCAAGGGTAGACTAAAGTTTGACGACCAGAAGAACCCCGCACCATTCCCTTCTGCTCTAATTATATTTAAAGGAAAATAAAATGAAACAATTAACTTATGGAAGTTTATTTGCCGGTGTCGGTGGATTTGACTTAGGTTTTGATGCAGCAGGTTGGGATTGTAAATTCCAAGTTGAATGGGATAAAAATTGTCAAGAAATTTTAAAAAGACATTGGCCTGGTGTAATCAAATACGAAGATGTGAGAACTGTAAGCGCAAAGATGCTTCCTGCTGTTGATCTAATTTCTTTTGGGTCGCCATGCCAGGATTTATCGGTTGCTGGTAAAAGATCAGGTCTAGGAGGAGAAAGATCTGGTTTATTTTTTGAAGGTGTAAGAATAATAAAGGAGATGCGAGATGCAACAAACGGAGAATATCCAAAATGGGCAATCTGGGAAAATGTCGCTGGTGCCCTCACAAGCAATAAAGGAGAAGATTTCGGTGAAGTCATCAACCAAATGGCAAACATCGGGGCATTGGCAATTGAATGGCATGTGTTGGATGCACAGTGGTTCGGAGTCGCCCAGAGAAGAAGAAGGGTTTTTCTCGTCGCTTGTTGGGATCCTACAGCCATTGAGCGAAGTGGAGGTCAAATATTATCTGTCCCCAAAGACAGCGATGGGGATATTAAAAAGGGCAGAAAGAAAAGGAAACAGGCTGCCCGAGCCCTTGAGGCAGGCATTAGTGAACCTATCTGGTGTAGAAAAACAGGATATAGTAAATACGGTCAAGGAGGGGTGAGCACATCTTTCTACAATCATGAACGACCTGATATGAATTCCGTTCCTGAACCGTATGTCAAGGTGGTTAGGTCGGGCGCTAGAGATGATGAAGGTAACCTGCCAGCCGAAGTGTGGCGTAGCGAGGAAACCAGTCCTACTTTAAATTCTTTTGATAATAGTGGTGAGAGCAGGGCTACTGTTTTAATTGTTGACGGTACTAGAGTCAACGATGTGCGCATATATGAAGATGAAATCTTCCCAACCTTGAAACATAGGATGGGCACAGGCGGAGGGCAAGTACCCTTGGTTGGTGAACAAATTGCTATTCCAATACAGGGCACGTTGATTGGTCGCTCAGACACGGCAGGGCCAGCTGGAAAAGGATTTGGTGATGTTGGTGATCCTAGTTATACTATTGATACAACATCTCAACATGCTGTATGCACACCAGAGCTTGTCTTAAGAAGATTAACACCTTTAGAATGTGAAAGATTAATGGGCTTTCCTGATAACCACACTCAACTTGATTCTAATGGTAAAAAAATTGCCGATACCAATCGGTATAAAATGTGTGGCAATGCAATAGCCTCACCAGTTGCCGAATGGATTGGCAACGAACTTCATAAATTAATTAGGAGTTAAAATGAAAATTTATTTTGCTGGACCTGATGTGTTAAGAAAATACGATCAGGGCTGGTTTGATTTCATAGCATCTATTTGTGAAAACTATAATGTTGAACCAATTTTACCCATAGACAACGGATACCAGGGCGAAAAAGTTGTAAAACACGAAGAGATATATGAAATCAATCTTGCAAAAATTAATATGGCAGATTGCATTGTGGCAAACTTACAACCTTTCCGTGGACCTTCTGCCGACCCTGGTGTTTGTGTTGAGGTTGGGTACGCTAGAGCCTTAAATAAAAAAGTGTACGGGCATTACAACGGTTATTTACCAGGTGAATATATTGACCGAGTGAACGAGTATCTACAGAAGGTTTACCATGATAGACCAGAATGGCTTAGATCTGAACTGTATCCCAAAATTGAAGATTTCAACATAATGGATAATCTCATGATAATAAACAGTTGCACAGAAATTTTACCCGATATACTGGGTGCAATCTCCCGAGCGTCTGGCTGGGCTGACAAAACTGAAAGAGACAAATTGCTGTGACGGACATTGTTGTCGATGTAGAATTAATTGGAAAACTTATGGGAGATAGAGCTCGTGAGTTTTTAGAGTGTATGAGGGTAGTGCAAGATATTGTTGATAATCCTAGTGATTATCATGGTGTCCAAGCAATTAAATATGCCAATGTTTTGGCTGCCTATAGAACTCAAATGATTATTAAGTCGCAGGCTTTTAAAAGAAAGTCTACTATGATGAGTGAACAAGACAAACTTGTAAATGACATTTGGAAAACAATGTATGAAGCTTTATCTGAAAATATAAATGTACTAAAAATTGCCGCAAAAGGAGCGAATAATTGAAATCTTTAAAAGTATTAAAGGCACCCAAAGAGGTAAAGGCTCCAAGGACTGATGCTGAAATAACCGAAGAGTTGTTATTAAAGATAGACAGCAGTTTAAATGAGAGGAACAAACCTGAATTTAAAAAAGTAGGTGGCTTCCACCCCAGTTATACCAACCAGTGCGCTAGATATTGGTATTATTTATTTGAGGGCGTTGTTTTGGAGACATCCTTCAGCGCACAAACGCATAGGATATTTGACAATGGGCATGCTGTGCATGATCGTCTTTATAAATATTTTAATAATATTGGGATCTTAGTTGCAGAGGAGATTCCTGTAAGTTATTCTAATCCTTCGATTGAAGGCACTGCCGATGGTATAATTGACTGGTACGGTCATAAATTAATTGAGCTAAAGTCAATAAGTTCAGAAGGCTTCCACTACAGACAACTCTACAACAAGCCAAAAGATGAACACTACAGGCAAGCTCAAATATATATGAAATGTTTGAATTTAAATAGTGGATATGTAATTTACGAAAATAAAAATAACCAAGAGATCTTGCCAATATTTATAGAAAAAGATGATGATTTTATTGACAAGTTATTTAAAAAATACAACAAGATCTACCAAGATTTTGTTGATGGTAATAAGCCAAAGCACCCTTACAAGAGAACCTCGGCAAATTGTCAAAACTGCGATTTAGCCAAGATGTGCTGGTCAGAGGATGCGCCGGGGGTTGAAGACCCCTTTTAACCGGAGGACGATGTTCGGAGAAGAAGAGCGGGTATGCACAAACCAAGATTGTTTAAAAATTTTTATTGCTAAAGTATACAATGCAACTTATTGTTCCAGTGAGTGTAGAAAAATTGTAACTAATCAAAAAACTTTAGCAAAATATCACGAAAATAAAAAAAATAAAAACAACAAAAGAATTTGTAAAACAAAAACTTGTACAACTGTATTGTCAAAATATAATAAAGAAAATCTTTGTGAACAATGCAAAATAGAAAGATTTATACAACGACTTGTTTCTTGGGGTTGGGACGAAGAAAAGCTCAGAAAAGAGTTATAATATTTGTGTGAGTTTAAAAAATATAGTTGGCAAACATGAGTGGTCAAGGGTTATTGCCCTTGACCCAGCTTCTCATTCTCTTGCTTGGGCTATAGTTGACAGAGAAAAAAACTTTATCGCAAATGGAAAAATTGATCTAGTAAAAGATAAAGATCAGTCAGATAAATTCAGAAAAATTAAAAAAGAACTCCTGTTGGTTGTTGAAGAATACAAGCCAGATTGTGCTGTTATAGAACAGTCTGTCTATATTCAAAATTTTCAGACCAGCAGGATTCTTTCATATATCATTGGGTTTGTTTGGGGGGTGCTGTCAGACAAATGTTCCACGATAGAGGATGTAAGCCCTCTTGTTTGGAAGCCAGCCATCGGCTATAAAAATTTGTCAAAGCAAGACTCTGCAAATTTAGCAAAGAATGGTCAAAAAGGATCTCTGCAGGTTAAAATGAAAAATGAAAGAAAGCAAAGAGTTCGTGAAATTGTCGGTGTAAGTTTTGGTTTACAAACTCCAAATTTAGAAGACGATGACATTGTTGATGCAATGGGAATTTCCCTTTGGTATTGGAAAGTCAAATAATGGCAAACGAACCCTACAAAGATCAAACCTGGCTTTACGAACATTATGTCAAAAAAAGAATGAACTTGACGGATATTTGCAAAATTTTAAAGCAAAGTTATGGTATAACTATAACTCCCCAGGCCTTATATAACTGGGTAAAAAAATATGATTTGCTTAAATTTAGAGGCAAAGGAAGAAACCTGGCCGCCACTTCTTTAAGAAAACCAAAATCAGCAATGCAGTTAGAGGTTGAAAGAAGAAGAAGACAAAGAGCAAAAGAGAATAGAAAAAGAAGAAAGGGATTAGGAAAATGAAAAGAAGTGTAACAGCAAGAGATATTACAACTTTTGCAAAATTAGATATGGTGTATAACCAAATTAGAGTAATTGAGGCAAAGCAGAACACAACCGAATACAAGTGCTTAGGCTCTGGTAAGTGCTGTCACATTGGTCTTGTTATTCCAATGACTGAGTGTGCCAATATAGCTTATAATTTAAATCAAAATTATTATTTGGTATTAGAGGATAAGGGACAAGAAGCTGCTGATGAATGGTTTGATGGTATTAAAAATGCCCTGATTGATGCCATGTATGATGAAAGTTGGCAACCAGGTGGTGAATCCAAAAGGCTTTGTGCTTTCTACAAAAACGGATGCACTATTTATAAATACCGCCCGATGGTGTGTAGAACTTTTGGAACCATTACAACTGTAGACAGTTACTGCCCCAGAATTAGAAATGCCAATGGAGAGATTGATCATTTTACTGGTGAGCCGGTAAAGCGAATTATTAAAATGTACCAAGACCTTTTGGCTGAATATGCAAAAGAAAAACATGAAAATTACGACATGACAGTGTATATGCCTTTGGGTGTTTTAAGTTTCTTACTTGAAGCAGAGGAACTAGAAAAATTAGCAAAAGATACAGACCCAAAGTTTTGGGTAGGAACATCTGGCTGGTACAACTACAGGGTGCAATATACAAAACTACACGGTTATTCGCTTGTAGAATTAAAGAAAGCCGCTAACAATTCTGGTAGAGAACTTGCATTTGACCCAGAAGAATAATATGACAAAAATTGTTTGGAATGGAACAAGTTTAGCTCAAGAAAGAAATGAAGGATATAAGAACGCCGAAGATAATATTTTCAACCATCTTGCTTCTTTTGAGTTTGAAATAGAAAAAACATGTTTAATACCAAGTGATGTCCAAATTTTAACTACATCTGGTATTGGTATTCAATATCAATCACAAGGTATAAATGTTGATTGTGATATTTTAATTAATAATCGTCTTCCAAATGATTATTCTTATTGCAATGGGTACAATATCGGATTTTCGTATTGGGAAACAAATGCTTTGCCTAAAGAATGGGTTGAGCACATGAACAAAATGGATGAGATTTGGACGACTTCGCGGTGGGCAAAGAATGTGTTTATTGATTCGGGCGTAGAAGTGCCTGTATTCAATTTTAAACTGGGGGTAGATAAAAACCTGTACAGCCCAAGTTTGAAAAAGTATCCACACCGACCTTTTACATTTTTAAGCATAGGTTCTCCTTCAATAAGAAAAAACAGTCAGATTGCTGTCAATGCTTTTTTAAAATTGTTTGGCGAGAGAGACGATGTTCATCTTCTTTATAAAAGCGTTGATTCTCCAGATGCAAGAATTTTTAAAAATGGAGAAATGAAGAGTGTATACAATCAGCCTAACATAACAGTTGTTGATGTAGATTTGCCAGCAAACGAATTAAGTTTAATTTACGATCAAGTTGACTGCTTAATATATCCAACAAGCGGGGAGGGTTGGGGTTTATTGCCTTATCAATCTTTGGCAAAAGCAATTCCAACAATATGCACTAACGCTACGGCATGTACGGAGTATGCAGAGCTGTCAGTTGCTTTGGATTATAAAATGGGAACAGCCAACATGAATGGTATATATGAAGGGCATGGGCAATGGGCAGAGCCAAATTTCCAAGATTTATGTGATAAAATGTTATATGTAATTTCTTCTTATGAAGAAGTTTCTGCCAAGACATACCAAAATGTTGTAAAAGTATATGATGAAATGATTTGGGAGTCTGCAGTGAAAGATTACGGTAATAGAATATGCCAGATATTGAAAGAGCAAAAAGTCAAACTTTAATTGAAAAATTAAAAGATGTTGAAGATGTAGGCCAACTTCATGTAAAAGGTTATTCTATACATGAAATATCATCTTTAATGTCATTAAAACCCGGCGAAGTCAAAGACTACATAGAAGAGTATAAAAAAATACTTTCTAAACAGGTGGACGAAGACCCTTACTTTCTTGAAAGAGTTCAGTTTAATACAATCAAAGCTTTACAAGAGTTTGACCAGTTAAGCAAAGAAGCATGGGAAACAATCAATATTGCTACAGATCATGGCATGGTGCCAGCGAGAATTCAGGCAATCAAATTAGCGGGTGAGTTAGCTACCAAAAAAGCACAGTTGCATAAACTATTGGGCATGAACACTTCTGATAGTGATTATATTTCAAGAATGCAGAAGGCAGAAAGTGTGAACCAAATCTTATCAAGAGTTCTCAGAGATGTTATTTCAAAATATCCAGAGATTGCAGACGCTGTTAGGAAGGAACTTGCAATAGCATTTGAGATTATGGACAAAGAAGATGTTATTGATACAGAAGAAATTGAAGAGGCTGAAATTGAAAAATAATTTATACCAAGAGACTGTAATTTTAGACATTACGCTTATACAAAGAGACCCTTCAAACTGCCCCAACCCAGGTGTTTATGTCTGACTTTATTGGTGTCAATCTTAATTATGAAGATTTTGATAAATTGTTGAATCAAGATGAACTGGTTGAAGAACCAGTTTCTATTGACGTTTTTGTTACTGATAAAAAATATCTTGGTCTCCCTAATTTGTCGCCAATTCAATCAGAAATTGTCCGTCATAGTACGCAAATTTTTAAAGAAAAAACATTACAAAAGATAATGGGTACAAAAGCTGGTAGTGATTATTATAAGAAATATACAGATAATGAAGTGATTTGCATGTTGGGTAAGGGTAGCGGAAAAGACCACTGCTCAAGGATCTCAATTGCATATACTTCTTATTTATTACATTGCTTAAAGGACCCGCTTGGTTATTACGGTAAAGCCAACGGTGTGTATATAGATTTGCTCAACCTGGCCGTTAATGCGCAACAAGCTCAGCGTGTTTTCTTTGAACCTCTCAAAAACCTTTTGTTGAGTTCTCCGTTTTTTAATCAAGTTGGTTTTGAACCCAGAGTCTCTGAGATTTTTTTCTTTAGCAGACCTGTAAGATGTTTCTCTGGTCACTCTGAAAGTGAAGGTTGGGAAGGTTATGAAGTTTTAACCGTTGTGTTGGATGAAATATCAGCTTTTAAGACGGACGCAGAAGTTAAAGGTGAAATCCGAGCAAAAGGCTCAGCCTCAGCGATTTATAACATGAGTAAGTTATCCGTTATGTCTCGTTTCCCCGAAGTCGGCAAAGTTATTCTACTTTCGTTCCCAAGATATAAAGGAGACTTTATTCAGCAAAGGTACTTCGGCTCAATTGAGAAAGGAGAACCTAAAACTTGGTCAATTAAAGCTGCAACTTGGGAAGTTAACCCTACTATCCAAAGAGAGCAACTTGAGTCCGAATACATCAGAAATCCAATTGAGGCAAAGGCTCGCTTTGAGTGTGAGCCACCTAACATGGAAGATGCTTACTTTAGAGATGCAGATCTTGTAAGAAAAGCTTTTATGCACAGCGATAACCCTGTTGATGAAGACGGAGTTTATAAGCCCTGGTTCAACAATAAAGATGGACACAGGAGATTTATCCATGTTGACCTTGGATTAAAACGAGACAGATCGGCTTTATGTATGACTCACTGTTCTGGCTTTAAAGAAGTCAAAACTTCAATGGGGATTGAAAAGTTGCCGATCATTAATGTTGATTTTGTTCATGCTTGGGAAGCAAGCCCCGGTGCCGAAATTAACTTTGCTTCTGTGCGACAAATGATTATAGATTTGTGTAGAAAATTTGATGTTGCTAAGGTGACTTTTGACCGTTGGCAATCAATTGAAATGATCCAAAGCTTAAGGGCTCAAGGCATTAATGCAGATTTCCATAGCGTTAAGAAGACAGACTATGACACCTTGATGACTTCAATTTATGACACAAGACTGAGGGGGTATTGGAATGAACTTCTTGTTGAGGAAGAATTGTTGAAATTAAGACTTTTTTCCAATAATAAAATTGACCATCCCAATTCTGGAAGTAAGGATTTGGCTGATGCTTTGGCCGGTTCTGTTTTTAATTCTATTGACAACATGGCCGTAGAGTTAGAACTTGAAGTTGAAATATATGGTGTTGAAGATCCAAGAGCGGTTGAGGATTTAGAAGACATGGAAGATTATGGAACTGTGACAGTTTATAACTCTGATATTAAAACCTTTGTTGATGGGTATAGCAAGCATGAATTAAATAGTGAAGAAAATAAAAAATGGTTAGAGATTATCTAACGGTCTTTTCCGAAACCAACCGGCACCAGTCTTTTGGGCAAACAAAGAATTTTATAATTCATTGAGAAACAACCGACAATTCAGTTGGGTGACTGCTACGATGACGTTCAACAGAGAGCAAGGTGCTCTCGCAAAAATAAGGAAATGACAATGAACATCAGTATCCAGAATGTTGATAGTTTTCCCCAGATCACTCGGTCGGGTAGAACATCGGCAGAACTTCAGTCAATCATTGATTCTTTGATTGATTCCAGCAAGACGGGAGCGGTTAAGATGATCGCAAATGTTGAGCCTGGTAAGAAGTTTAATTCTTTACAGCAGAGAATTCGTGCTCAAGCCAAGAAACTTGACATGAAAGTTACGATTCACTTTGATCGGAACGAAAACAAACTGTTCTACCGCTGCCCAACTGTTGCTGAAAATAACTCAGAGAATGCAAAGAGCAGTGTTACGGCTAAGGATGTTAAGTCTGTCAAGACTTCTTCCAGGAATAATGCCTAATTAATTTGTAAACAAAATTAAAAAAAATGGGCTTGGGTAACTCCCAGGCCCATTTTTTTTTGTATAATTTTCTATATGACAATTTTCCAAGAAGAAACCATTGAGATTAACGCTGAGCAAATTGCTGAGTGGTATCCAATGTTAGCTTTACCATGTTATGACCAATTAATATCTGAGCCTACTGTTATGTCTTTAATTAGAACAGCCATGGCTTTTAAAGAAGTCGGCTTAAAATTTTCAGTTTGCACGCTTTCTGACTCTTTAATTTCTAGATCAAGAAACCAGATGGTTGCCAAGTTTATGGCCAATGAAGAGTTCACTCATATCATGTTTATTGACTGTGACCTTGCTTTTATTCCTGATGACATTATAAAACTTTTATGGCATGATAAAGATGTTGTTACCGGGTCTTATCCAATTAAAAATGTAAACTGGGAAGCTGTTGCTTTGGCTGCAAAAAATGGCGTGGAGCCAGATAAGTTATTAGAGCACGGTTTGAGATATGTTGTTAATGCTATTGCAGATCCTGTCAATAACCGTGTTGAGGTTGATAAGGGTGCTATTTCTGTTTATGATGCCGGTACTGGTTTTATGCTCATAAAAAGAGAAACTATTTTCAAACTTATAGAAGCATACCCCCATTTGAAATATGTTGATGATACAGGCGGTCTTACAAAAGAAGAAGGTGAATGGACATACGCTTTCTTTAATTCTTATGTTGATGATGTCAAGCACAGATTCTTATCAGAGGATTATGGATTCTGTAGATACTGGCAAGAAATTGGCGGTAAAGTTTGGACAGATCCATCTATTGAAATGACTCATTGGGGTCGTATGAGATATGAAGGCGTAATGGCTAACTGGCTAGAGCGCAATATCGTTAAGCCAGATTAGTTTGGAAATCGGGAAAAAAGCAAAACGCTGCGATACCCCAAGAAACGCATACTCAATTTTAGGATAATTTTAAATAAAATCACGGGGCGTTAATTATTTAATTGATGATTTATTCCCGGCTTGATCGCAGTCTTTGTGCAAGCTTCGCGGCAGGCTTTGCGGCAGCTTTGTGCGATCTCTTCTTTTTAGGCTTTCATAAAGAATTCGCTGTTTAGCGGCCGATTCCGTCAGCCAAAAAAAAATGTGTTCTATGTGTAGTGTATGAATTTTCTGTCTGATAGGCTGTCCCAATGGGTGACCCCATGAGTCAGCGAATAAGTCTAATGATAAGTTTAATGAAAGCGATAGGTGATTAGTATGTTCATACCTGACAACAAGTCAAAGGCAGAGCTTATTGATGATAAATTGATGGGCTTGGAGATTGAGGATGAAGATAACGATTATGGCGTGGTTTGCCGTATTGAGCAAGTTGATTCTAACTTTATCTGTTACACAACCAAAGGCTTTCAGTTTAATGCTGGTCTTCTTCTTAATCTTGTAGCTGCGGTAAATCGTATGACTAAAGCTCAAGATCAGCGTAATAGCAACAATGATCCAAACATTGAGATTTTGGATCCCGAAAACAATTTCTCAAATACTCAGGTTCGTGCTAGACCAAAAGCTCACAGTAAGTCAGCACAAATGACTGGCCGTATTGATACGATTGCCAGAATCAATAACGAATCAATTAATATTACAACAACTGTAACTAGCAATGATAGTTTCCCGGAAAGGATTCAGTAATGGAAATTAGAAAACTAAGTGCTGCGGAATACAATAAAGCTAAGACAAGATTAGTTTCGCGGCGTAATACAAAAAGAAAGATGACTCCATCTCTTTATGATGCGCCATCTGTTGAAAAAACCTATTGGGGTAATGATCCAGGTAGTGAAATCATTAAGGGTCAAGTTAGACCAGACATTAGATTTTCTCTGAACCTTGGCCATATGTATGATTTTCTATCTGACGATAGAGTTTCAAAATTGTCAAAGGCAGACCGTGATAATCTCCGTGAGTATGAGTTCCATTATATGACTATCTTATTCGCAACAGATGGAATCAAAGAATTTATGACTCCTGATACTGAGCATTTTATGGTCGTAGATTTTGACGAAACAGCAGCCAAATATACTTTTACTCTAATCTGATTAGAGCAAGACAAAACAAAACAATGAATAAGGTCAAGGCAATGCCTTGACCTTTTTTGTTAACTAAAAAAGTAAGGTAACTATATGGATATTATGATTAATTCAAAAAAAGCAAACCTCCGTTTTAATACGGAATTAGAAAAAAAGATTCACCGTATCATATCTACAATAAAATATGGTGAAGAAATTATCATTGATGTCGATACTGATATCAAAGAAATTTTAAAAGCAATTAAAAAATCTCTTTTTTATAATTGCATTAATGATGCAAAAGTAACAAAGTTAGACGACAAAACAAAAATTAAAGTTAAAATAGATTACTAATCATAAGGAAATAACAATGACAGCGAAGACAATAGAAGAAATTTACTACGAAATGGAAAAGCGTGGACAAATTGCTCCGGTTGGAGAATGTATTTATTGCGACCGAGAAAGGGCAAAAGGAAACATAGTATTTCCGTCGCACGAAGCTTTTTCTTTTTGTAGGTCTTATCCGGGTGGTAGAAATCATTGCACTTGCGATACTTGTTTCTGAAAGGAAAAACAATGGCAATTTGCAAATATTGTAACTCTGAATTTTCAGATGAGCGTTTAGAAGCTGGTTACGATTATTGTATGGTTGGAGATTGTGCTAACAAAGGACTTGCTGAAAAGACAGCAGAGTTCAGAAAAATCTACATTCCAGCTTTACTTCATAAGTGTAATTACTTTTGGACTAGACGAGATCAATTGCAATTACTTAATGTTCGGTCTGATTTATTGGCTGGGCATGGTGATATAAATGATATTAGAAAAGACCCTTGCAAAAAGGAAAACAACAACAATGAGTAAAAAACCAACCTTACAAGAAGCAGCCGTTCTTTCATTAACACTTGAAAGATTGATTGATCAAATCCGTGAAAATGGAAGTTCCGAGTTGCTTAAAAAAGATGAAATTGATCAAATTGTTCAACTCAGCAAGAAGTTGACTTATGAATTGGGCTGGGCAGTCTTCAATGATCGCGCCAGAAGATCAGATGAATCTTAATAATTTGATCAATGACACAATTAAAGAATTGTGCATAAAACAAGTTCATTTTCTCTTGGATTATCCAAAAAGAGAAAATATAGTGGTTTATGATTGGGCTTTAGATATAGAGCATAACCAAGATTTTGCCATTTGGGAATTGGAATATTTAGGAAAACTTTAGAAAGGAATGACAATGTACGCAACTGAAGAATGCACTTGTGAAAGAGATCACAAAGAAAAGTTCATCTGTGATTTTTGTTTTGATGAATTCAAATCAGAATTTGAATGGTTAATGAATTCTGTCGTAGATGAGAACGGAGAAAGATTTCGGGATGAAACTGAAATGCTTTGTGTCAAAGCAAGGCGTTCAGTTAGAGATATCCAAAAATACTTGAAATCTCTTATGAATAAAGGACTTATTAGTCACGAAAGAGTTGATGAAATGAACGCAAATCTGAATGAAATTAATTTTCTTCTTTTCTGGACGGATATGCTTGATCGTGGCGTATAAGTGTATAAATTGTGAAGCGGTTTATGATGAAGAACCGGAAGAAAGAATCTGTACAATTTGCTATGAGCAAAGTGTTGTAAAAGAAAGAGATGAAAGGGTTAACTAATGACATTTCTTTGTGAAATGTGCTGTGCTGTTTTAGAAGATGACATTTCATTTTGTGATGATTGTTTTAGAACTATGCCGGAAGACAAATGGGTAAATGTAAATTTTCTAACTGCAAAATGGGAAAGTGACAATGGAAATAGATTATATGTATCTTGGTCCAACGCCTTGTGATGAAACTTGTGCTCAAGTTGGACAAGATGGTTATAGATCATTAGCAATAAAAGAAATGAATGCTTATATTGCTCAACTGTATCGGACATTTGCTGATGTTGATCAATTCAATGTTAGTTTTAAAATTAAATGGGAAACCCATGATTTTGGAACCTATGGAGAAGTGATTGCTGTTTATGATGCTGCAGATCAAGAATCAACAAGAAAAGCTTTAGACATTGAATGGCGACTCCCTGAAAAATGGGATGATGAAGCTCTAAAAGAAATAGGAAAGGAAAATCAATGAGATTCTGTGGAGAAATCCTCTACAATAAGGGATTGGATAACGAAGACTTGGTGCATTCCGATATCTGTCACAATTGCAATCCGAAATCAGATCCGAATAAGGAGATGAGCAGCAATTACAGAGAGTTTTTGCATGCTGCTTTGGATGAGTGGTTGGACAACGCAAACGGAACCGGTGCGTTTTGGCTTGGAGATCCGCAATACTTCTTGGATTGGGAAAAAGATAATGATTGAAATAGAGAAAATCCCAGATTACGCTCGTCATGCTTTACAAAAGCCTGACTATTTTTCTTATTGGGGTTCTGACGATATGTTTGTCACTTGGGGTTTTACCGGAATTGATCGTTACGGAAATTCTAGTTTAGTTGACCTTTCTAATTTTGAAGTCATCAGCAAAGATTTAATGGATCGTTTTCCTGATGATTTTAGAATAGAGTGCTATCGTCATTGGGCTGTTGGTCATGTTAATCGTTTAGTTTGTCATATTCTACATAGTGAACGAAATGGTTTTGTTAATGAAAACATTACCGAAGCTTTTAAGGCTGTAATAGATTGGCATAATAATCTATTAATGTATCCAATTGCAGATGAGTCGCATTATTATGATATAGAATTTGAAGCAATTCAAGAAAGTTTTAATCAATTACCAGCGTATTTATTGGAAATGATTGATACTTCTGACCCAGAGTGGGTGTTCAAAGTTTATAGTGAACTTGTTAATTATATGAATGTTGAAATTGTACCAGACGCAGATTTGTGGCCAAAAGATGGAGAAATCTTAGAAGCCGTTTATCATGCAAACCTGTTTAATGAAGAAAAAACAGAGGAGTGGGATAAGTGGTGCAATGATAGAAATTGGGCAACAATCAAATTTAAAAAAATCAATAACAATCTAAACCAACTTAAACTATTTGAGGAAAGCAATGATAATTAAAACAGACAGAGACATCTTTGAAGTTGTCGCAAATCATTTGTTGAGACAAAGGTGTAGATCAATGCAGGAATACTTTTATCTTGACGGGAAAAAAGCATTAAGTTGTGCCTATCGCGGTAAAGAAAATACAAAATGTGCTATAGGTGCTATCATATCTGATCAATTTTATGATTCATCTTTTGAGCGCAAAGGTTGTGATGATGCGGATATTTTTAATGCAATATTGTTGAGCAATCCAGACTGGGAAGTGAGTAATTCATCACACCGTCTTTTATCTGAACTTCAAAATCTGCATGATTCAGAACTTCCTTTTTCTTGGGAATATTTTCTTGGCAGATTTAAATTTTCTGCAGAAGGCCATTTTTTAAATAACATCTGGAGATATTAAGATCAAAAATAAATAAACATACTTACAATTAAAAAATAATTTAACTTATAAAAATAATTATCAAAGAAAGAAAAAACAATGAACAAAAAAGCAATGCTTGAAATTGCAGATCTGATTCAAAGATCAGATGCAAAGAGTTTTCATATGGGAAGTTGGTTTGGTAGAAATACTGAATTTGACGATCTTGACGATGATGCTCAATATGAAATGGAAGGTTTAGGTTTCGGTCCAGGTGATAAAGTAAATGTCTCCACTTATTCTTCTTGGCTAAACATGGAGGATATTGTTGATCAAGATTTCCAGAATAGCTTGAAGTGTGATACTACGGCATGTATTGCTGGTTGGGCTGTGTTTAATGCTTGGCTGCAAGACAAGGATAGGAAATTTGGTCAGGTTCAGACTGAAGCATCAGAAATTCTTGATCTATCCTGGCTTGAATCAAAAAGACTTTTCTTTTGCGAAGAGGGTTCAATTTGGGATGAAGTTGCACATGAATATGAATTTGATTATGACAGAGATCATCCAGAAACTTGGGATTTGCCTAATATTATGGTGGCTAGCGTTCTGAGAAGAATTGCAAATGGTGACCTAAAACTTCATGAAGAGTATGTGGATGACGAAGAGTGTGAGGATGACGATGCCGAATTGGTGTGAAAATCACTTGTCCATTTATGGACCAGATGATGATATGCAAAATATTTTGGATGTCATTAGGATTGGGGAAGATGACTATATGCTTTTAGAATCCCTTTATCCGACCCCTATAGAATTGATGATAGGTGATGCCTCAATAATTCCAGACGAAAAACAACTTGACAATCTAACAAATTATGGATACAAAAGCTGGTATGACTGGAGAATTGCTAAATGGGGCTGTAAGTGGCCAGAATCTGATTTATCTGTAGGTCAAGATTATACCAACAATGGTGATGGAACATCAGTAATTGCTTTTAATTTTGATACTCCTTGGGCACCGCCTATTGAAGCATTTGATAAAATTAGCCAAGACTATCCAAATTTATTGTTTTGCCTTTATTACGAAGAGCCAGGTATGGGGTTTTGTGGTTCAGATGTTTGGGCAAAAGGAGAAAAGCAACAATCAGAGTCGGGAGATCTAATAAGCAAGTATTTTGATGAACAACATCTATATGAAGAGTACATTGGAAACAACTAAGGAAATAAAACAATGACTATTAATGAAAAAATTCTTACAGAAATCCATGGCGTTTTGCCAAGTAAAGAAAAAATGGAAGCAGCTGAATTTTACGGCATTACGTATCTTGATGATGGACTTACATTTAAAAAATTGGCTCAACATCCTGACATTTATTCAATGATTGATAACCTCCAACAAGATCGAATTATGAATATCAGTAATTATGATTATTATGCAGTTATCACAACTGGTTGGGCAGCACCTTTAGATGAAAATGGTGAGGTTAAAAATAGACCATCTGTTGACCCTCAAAGACGAAGGGTCAGATTGATTATAACTGTTGATGTGAATGATAAAGATATTGCGAGTGTTATTGAGTTTTCTGACGACCCCGACAATCTTCTTTTTGATCATGATAATGCAACTGGTCCTCTTAAGGATGCTATTAGAAATTTGCTTTTATAAAATGTTTAATTTTGAAGATTTTGAGGAAGACGGTTTATTTTATCAAAACAGGTTCTTTGACGAAAAAGTGGATATGGGTAATTTTCCCTCATCGCTTATGATGATCACTAATGCGTTGAAAAATATTGATTATGATTCCACTCTAAAAGGTGGTCATCATCTGATGATGAAAATTTTCAACATGACTGGTCTTGAGTTTAACGATTCAAACGAGGAGGCATTGAATATCATTATGGGTCTTGTTTCACATGTTTTTGCTTTGCTTATGACCTGTGATAACAAAGAATCGTATTTTAATTATTTTGACAATGTAATAATTAGACCAATGATTGGAGACAATATTGACTGACCAATGGCAAGATAGAGCAGAATGTAAAAGCACTAATATTCTTTTTTTCTATTCAGAAACTGGCGACAGCAAACTGAACCGAAAGAATGAAGCAATGGCAAAAATGTTTTGTAGTAAGTGTCAAGTTGCTGCAGAGTGTTTGCATTATGCAATTGAGAACGATGAGGCATTCGGTATTTGGGGTTCATTCTCTACTAAAGAACGCTACGCATTAACAAATCTTTATCCAGTAGAAGAGTTCAGCATTGATCTCTGCAAAATGCTGGTGAATAAAGAAATCAAATCAATCAAAGCACAAATCCTAATCAAAAATCACGGAGGCTAATATGGCTACCAAAAAGGCAAATAAAAACCAAGAGTTGTCCTTTGACAACACAACAACACCGAAAGAAGTGAATGCAAACCTCATTGTTCCGGTTATCAGACAAAAAACCAATACTGTCATTAACCGGAGCAAATCTATTGGAAATGAGTCCACTCTCTCTTCAGAGATTTTGGTGAAAGATCTTGTTTTGGATCTTTCATACCAGAGATATCCCAATGAAACAAAAGTTAACAAGATTGTCAAGAATTTTGATAAGGGTGCCCTTGGTGTTATCATTTGCTCAGCTAGAGAAGATGGCACTATCGTTATTCTTGACGGTGGCCATCGCATTGCTGCAATGAGAATGATGAAGCTTGACGACCAATTTGTTGATTGCCTAGTTTATTTCGGACTCACTATCCCTGAGGAAGCAAATCTTTTTAACTTGATCAATGACAATCGGACCAAGCCAAAGACACAAGATTTGTTTAAGGCAAAAGTTGTTGCACATGATTCAAGCGCAGTTGAAATTGATAAGATTTTCAAAAAGCACAATCTTTCTACTTCAAATCAGGCAGGTGCTAACCTTATTAGAGCAGTTGGCACTGTCAGTAATTTGTATAAGAAAAACGGCTCTACAAATGTTGATAAGACAATTGAAATTCTAAAACTTGCTTTTGGCAATCATTCCTCATCGTTTACTGATTTTGCTCTTGTTTCTGTTTCCAATATGGTTAGCATTTATCCCAATATGGATAGGAATAGACTGATTAATGCTTTGAAGTTGTTTGGAAGCATTAGTCATTGGTCAAACAGTGGCTCTATTGTTTCAAATCAGCTTAAGGTGAAAGATCGTTCTATTGGAATGGCAATCGTTGCAATTCGTGATTACAACAAGAAGTTAAAGACCAATCGCCTTGATGAAAAGATTTTGTGGTGAATATGAGTAACTATCCGCCAGGTGTTACTGGCAATGAATATGAGATTGCTGGACCCGATGCAGAATGGTATGACGACAGTTGGATTTGTAAAAATCAAATTCAGGAAGTACAATTGCCATTGGATGTTTTTAAAAAGATTGAATACTTTCTATCATCATATACAGATGAAGTTAGATATGAAATTATATCTAAAAATCTCGCTTCTCATTTAGCTAGATTAAGAAATGAGATTATTAATGCAACCAAAGGAGAGCCAACTATTATTTCATATACTTGCAATAACATTGGTGCAGAAAAACAATCTTATCGTGGAGAAATCTGGTGGCAGTGTGATCAATGTGGTGAAGAATATCAAGATTGGATAGATGATCGTGACTGAAGAAAAAGCAAGTTGTGCTGCTCGTATTTACGATGAGCTTGCTGAAAGAGAAACTCAAATTGAAGAGTTATCTGAGCGCTGGCTAAAAAAAGATGATGAAGATGCTTTGGATGAACTTAACAGTTTGCCACTAGATATTAATTCAAAAAAAGTAATTACAATTCTATTGTCAACTGGTGGCCCAGCAGATTGGGTAGAAGTTTGGTGTGATGATTCAGAAATTTTAGAAATGTACTATCATTTTTCAGATTGGTTTGATCATGCTAAAAGAAAAATATCAGAAACATCACCTCTCTATAACTGGTGTGAATCATTATTAGAACAAGGATACCTGTAATGGAAATTACAACCAACGCAAAGTTAACTATTGATGTTGACATTGATGATCTTGCTACCAAGATCTTTGAAACAGATAGCAACCACAGCGAAATTGAAAACTGGGTTGAATCAAACCTTGACAGTTACATTGAGTCTTGGTTCCGTAATAATTTTGATATATCAGATTATTCAAACGATCTTGATGTTGATTATCTTTACGAAGCACGGAGGCTGTTGGAAATGTATAGCCCAGGAAATGCTTGTCGTACTGGCGAAGCTTTTACTGAGGCTATTGAGTCGGGTTTCAAATATCTCGTTGATGAATCAAGGATAAACTTGACCTCGCTTACTAAGGCGGAGTTGTCTTATCTTGTCAAAACAGAAATCAGTGATTCGGTTAAACTTGTTCTTGATCAAGAGTTCAAAAACTTGAAGGATAAGATCAAGCCAATTTTACAAGAGATGATCGCGGAGTCTTTTGGTCTCGCTGTTCCTGCAAATAATCCTGCTCTTGGCAATAATCCAGAAGCAATAATTTAATTTACAAACAATAACAATGATGCGGGGAGGCAGGAAACTGCCTCCCCGCGTCGTAATGAAAGGTAATATCATATGTATATTAAAATTACAAATCAATGTCAAAATGTTAATCGTTTGAAGTTGGAGAAACTTGGTTTTTCTACTAAAAGAGATGATGCCTCAACAATTGGTCAATTTGGTTCAGGTATTAAGTTTGCTCCAATTTCAGCACTTAGGAAAGGCATTCCTTTTGTCTTTACTGGCTCTGATGATAAGGGGCCGTATATTTTGCGCTATACAGTAAAAGACGAGGATGGTATCCCGTCTATTTACTATGAATATGAAAATTATGAAAAGCCTTCTTCTTTTACTGTGGAAGCGGGTTCTCTTTCTTGGGAAACTGAATATCAGATTTACCGAGAAGTTATCGCCAATGCAATAGACGAATCCAAATTGTCCAATACTGATTGGACAGTTTGTTTGGTTAATGATGATCAAATTAATTCAATTCCTGGTGAGTTTTCTGTTTTTATTGGAGCAACACTTGAAATGCTGGAAATCCACCATAATTTTGACCGTTATTTTTCGGTGAATAGAACGCCTATTTACGAAGATTACTGGCAAGGTCATAAAATTAAACTCTATGAACCATTGGATGATTCAATAAGAGTTTATTGTAAGGGCATGTTGGTTTATTCTTCTGCAAATACAGCTGCTGCTTGGTCAGGTGCTCCATTACAAGGTATTTTTGATTACGAATTAGATAATCTTAAACTTAATGAAGAGCGCAAAGTCAACTCTGAGTATGACATGAATGTTTCAATTATGAGAACTCTCGCCAATCTTAAAGATTCTGAGCATATTCAGAGAGTCCTTGATTTGTTTGTTGAGAATCCAGATGATGTGGAGACTTATTACGAATTAGTCAATATTCCAAACTATGTTGTTGTTGCGGGTAGTGCAGTTTGGAATGGTTTTAATGACTCCAAAAGCAATATTTGGAATAGTTGTTTTGAAAGCACTCATGGCAAATCTGTCATAACCTCAGAAGAGTTGGCTACAATTAACCATTGTGAGTTTATTAGGTCAAAAGGCTACTCCCCAGCGGTTGTTTATACAGAATCTGCATATAACTTCTTGGAAAAGACTGGCATTCCAACAGCAAAAAATCTTTTTGACGAAAGCTTTATTTATAAGTGGTCAAAAGGTTTTGCTTCTTATCCACAAATTGCACAGGCTGCAAATATTTTACAAGAAATTTACGGAGAGCAGTTTGAAACAATTCTTCCTTCTATTTGCACCTTTGTAGATGAAGAACAAGAGTCTATGGCTCTAGGTATGACAACCTGTATTCAAAATGATGAAACTGGAAAGAAAGAGAAGTTAATTTTTCTCAACACAGATGTTGAGAATTCTTCTATCCAAGAAATTATTGCAGTTATTGTCCACGAATGGGATCATTTTACATCCAGCATTGGTGATGGAAATTACGAGGGCAGGATGTTTAGAAATTTAGCAGACGATAGAATTGGTGAATTGATCTACAGACTTTGGCTCTCTAACAAGGAAGGAAACTGACAAATTTTACTCAGGAATCAAAGTTAATAAGACTCAACTATGGTAGCATTTCACAACCTATAAGGAGGTTGAAAATGCTACAAGTATCAACGCTAAGCAAAATTTTTACTGTTTGTGCAATAATAATATTGTTCCCAATAGCAATTATTGTATTCCTTGCTTTATTTATGTTTGCGATAAGCGGTAAATAATGCCAAAATATGAAAATTATTTTGTAGTGGAGTTTCGTTTTCCAGTAATAATAGAAGATGTTTCATCTGTAGCAGAGGCAGTTTCTAAAGCTAATAGAATATGTGAAAGAGTTCACGGTTTTAAGCCAACAAACTGGTTTGCAAGAATTTTTGAATATTCAACAAGAAGCAAATCACCAGGGTTATCAAAAGAATATTTTTATAATCCAAACTCTTCTACCTATAGAGAAATTGTAAAGAATATTAATTTATTTAATGAATTAAATCATCACAATTTATCTATTGAGGATCTTCATGATTATGAAACTTTGATTAGTAAAGTCAGCATAGGCGATGAGTACAAAATTGACATCAACAAGAATGAACATGGAGATTCAGCGTAAAGTAATTTGTGCTGGTTGTAATAACAAGTTTTTTGCTAACAAAACAGTTTTTTATAGAAATAAAAGATGGTGTGGTAATGACTTGTGCAAAATTACAATTGATAATAAAGTTAAACATTCCAATTATAAAAAAGCACAAAAGAAAATCAAAAAGGGTACTTTTAGACATGGTGTTGATCCAATAACCAGAGAAAGAATCAAGGTTCGTGACAATAATGTTTGTCAAAGTTGCTTGACTAAATCTGGTTATTCTAGGTTTCAAGTTCATCACATAATACCTGTTGCAAATGGTGGCGATGATGATGATTCAAACCTAATTTTGCTTTGTATGAATTGTCATAACAAAGTCCATCAAACTGGATGGGAAAACTACACAGAACAATTTTTTAACTATACTGGCCGGGATACAATCTTGTAAGTAAAAGTTAAAACGGGTATGTAGCCCAACGGCAGAGGCAAAAGACTTAAAATCTTTAAAGTATGGGTTCGAATCCCATTATACCCACAACATAAGTAACAACAGAAAGGTAAAAATATGGGTTACTATGTCAACACAGCTGAAACTAAAATCTTTTTGGATAAAAAGCATTTTAATTCTGTCTACGAAAGAATGTGTGAACTGAACGATCATGATGATTTAAAGCGAGGTGGTAGGCATCCTAAAACTGAAGAGTATACTACTCGCTATAATCCAAATGTTTGGTTCTCTTGGATGGATTATAACTACCCAGAAACTTGTAGCGATATGTTTGCAATCCTTACTGCGCTTGGATTTGAGTATCGTCTTGATATAGATGGCAATCTTGTTGATCTTATATATTCTGACAAAATCGGTAACGAAGATTATTTTTTGACTTGTTTTTCGGGGTACATTGAACCTGGCTCTTACATTACTTACCAAGGTGAAGATGGCACTTACTGGAGATATGTCTTTACTGACAAAGATATGGTTTATCAGAACGGTTATGTTGAAGTTAATTTTGTTGATGAGTACACTCATGAGTTTGGAAAACCATCTCCGGTTGATACACTTCTTCAACAAGAAATTGAAAATTTAAAAATCTATTTAGAGGGGGAAATTGACGAAACTGCTGAGTAATATTTCCGTGTCCTGTCCTATAAAATCAATAACAGAAAAGATACAACTATGAAACCATTAAAAATTCTTAAATCAACAACAATCCTATCAGCCTTTATTGGTCTTGTTCTTAGCATCTCGCTTTTCTTTGGCGGTGATACTGAATTAGACAAGCTCAATGGAATATATGTTGGTATTTGGGTACCTTCTATTCTTGCTCTTGGCTCTTTTATGATAGCGCTTAAAGATAGAGATTGGTGATTGTGTCTGAAACAACTTTGTTTTGCCTTGGAGCGGTAATTTTTCTTATTGCGTTCACAGGAGCAATCTTATATGGAATGTCCGCTACTGAACAGGAATATTTAAAGCAAACAAAACCACAAACCAAAAAGGCTTGGCAAGTTTCTTTAAATGGAATGATTACAAATTCAGATAAAGCTAGCACGAAATGAGCATTTATTACGTAGTTGACATAGGAGATCAGTTTGTTCTTTATTCTGGATCGCTTGAAAATTGCAAGCAATTCATGGATGAGAACTATGGTGGTCTGCAGATTCTTAAATACTCTGAATTAACTGATCAAATGATTCTTAATGATGCAAGAGTAACAATGGACCCATTTGAAATTGAAAAACAATCTTTTCATTGTCTTAGTAAAAGAATTCAACTTATTAGCACCAATGATGAATATACCAAACTTCAGTATGGTGATCTTGGTACAATAGATTATATAGATGATACTGGTACAGTATTTGTCACCTGGGATGATGGATCTAAATTAGGTCTCATTCCAGGCGTTGACAGATGGAAAATTATTCATGATTAGTTATGCAAATTTTCACAATTATGAGGAACACTAAATGAATAGAGACACTCACGATATAGAGGCTTATGAGAAAGAACTGGCTGAAGAACTTAAAGGTACAAATATTCAACCAGCTCTTTTAATTAAACTAATGATGGAGTCTGAACCTTGTTTATTTTCCAATAATTCTGAACCTGTACCTGTTCAAAATAAACCTATTATCTTGCAAAATCCGATTTGGCGAGAAGAGTAGTTAGGGGAAAGTCTAAGTTGTTAGTTATCTCACAAATAGCATGAGTGTCTGGGGAGATCCCAGAACGGACTGCTTTTAGTCCATAGAAACACTATTTGTAAAAACTAACTGCAATACACAACTAGCTAATAGCCTGTAGCTTTGACTTGTGTATAAGATTTTGGCTTATACGGTAGATGACTGTGAACCCGTAATATAAGAAATTATATTAATCCGACAATATATACGACGGTTCTTACAAGTAGTATATATTGTCCAGTTAGATCTTTTTGTAGGGGAATGCGTGTCTAAAGGCCTAAAGCTTTGATGGTGAAGCAACAGACTTTTAATCTGTGGAGTAGGGTTCGATTCCCTATAGGCCTACTATTGCGTATTCAAAATGCGCTAAGAATAAAAATAAATCAACGGGCGTGAGGTTAATCATAATGATCAAATTTATAATGGGTTATGGAGCAATTACAATAATAACGATTATCGCCTCTCACTTGCTTGCCCAAAGAGGTGAGTGAAAATGAGAGAATTATTCTTGATAACTGTATTATCTGCGATAGGTTTACTTTTATTATACCTGAACGGGTGATATAATTGGATCATGGAAATCCGGCCATTCAAAGAGTATCAAGATGTTCTTTTTACAGATTATATAATGCAACTTTTCAATGCTCACTGTTCCGAAAACAGTCAAGAGATGATAACTTTCCTTATCTCATCCCTAGAAGATGACGCTAAAAATCCGGTTTTCCTGCCAGGTTTGGTTTATGGAAGTATGATTCATATGTTTTTAATGATGCAAGAAATTGCACAAGAAAAAGGTGTTCCGATGGGAGAAGCAATAGATGAGTATGTTTCAAAGTACAGCGAAAAAAGAATCAACTTGGCGAAGATGCTTGGCAATAGACCTGAATATGCTAGTGATCTGATTGCTAGTCTTCCAGAGGAAGATTTAGAGTTCTAATAAACTAGCCGCATGGGTGAGCTGGTTGAACACAGATGTCTTATAAACATCCATTGATGGGTTCAATTCCCATATGCGGTACCAGTTAAGATCTGATATAATTATAATTATGTATTTGGAGGTGATGCCTATAAGAGTAATCTTGTGGAACAAGTAGCATTATTAATGTGCAGTGATCTTGTTTCGCAACCTTAGCAGTATGCTAATACGGAAATGTTATGTAGTTTGTAGGCTATATTAATGTTCCGTAAAACCAATAGTTTTAAGGAGCGAAAAATGAAAACTAAACATCTTATATTAAGATTTTTACTTTTAACCGTTCTCACGAACGGCTATTTTTATTATCAGCCAGTTCCTGTTGAGGCTGAAACAAATACACAGGAAATTAAAATTAATAATAACGTCCCTGCTTTTAGTGAGCGGGGAAAACCCAGAGCATTGAATTTGTATTGGCATAGGATGGCCCAATGCGAAACAGGTGGTGACTGGAAAGACAAAGGAAAATGGTCCGGTGGATTGGGCATATATACTCAGACATGGATTAACTTTGGCGGATTAGAGTTCGCTAAAAAGCCAGAATTAGCAACGGTTGAAGAGCAAATTACTGTTGCAAACAGGATATCAACTCAGGGATATCAAACTAAAAATGAATTTATAACTCTTAAAGACAAGTTAACTAAAAAACCTTTCTTTAGAGATGCTGTTGGTTTTGGTGGCTGGGGATGTAAAAAGAATGTAGGGAACCCAGTTCTTTTTAAGAAATTTCCTACAAAGATCTTATTTAGAGAATATAAACTTGGAGATAAAAACAAATACGTTTATCAAATACAGAAAATTATAGGCGTAGGTGTTGACGGTTATTTTGGACCGGTCACTGATAAATACTATAACAAGTTTTTCACTAAATATCGACATGTTATTATGGCTGAATATAGAAAGTATAATCCTTTCCAAATACCTTCTATTGAAACGCCATAATGATACAGGTTTGATTAGAGCCTGTTAATTAATAAACCTTACCGGTTGAGGTTATCTCATATCTTGCATATGTATGAGCAAAGTCTAATTAATATGCACCACGGGAATGTATGCCGGAGTATATAGTACGACTATCAGTCTTCTTTTGTTGTCTAGGGTAAGTTGATAACTGTTAGTCTAAAGACTGTATAGTGAGTTCGACTCTCACCATTCCCACTAAACAAGGAGAGCAAATGAATAATGAAGAAATTATAGAGTTAGCAATAATAATTAACAAAACAGACTGGCAATATCATCAAAGCGACGACTATCGTGTTTTTCTAAATGGAGAGAAGCAGGTTAAACAAACAGTAGAAATGATTCAGCAATATGAATGGAATGAAATAAATTATAATAAATTGCTAACCGCATTTTTCAATATTACATCTCAAAGTTTTTATAGCAAATCGGTACCTGACGGATTTCGTAGGTATTGGACTGAAAAGCTAAGCGAACTGACAGGAATAATCACAACTGAATAAATTTCAGAAAGAGAAAAAATGACAACAGAGAAACAAAAAAAGTTTTATCAATGTGTTGAGGATTTAACAAATCCTTTATCGCAACTTTTAAAAACTTATGGAGAATTAGATTTTGATTCTAACTTAGATACATCTGAAAAATATCCTTTTGGTATAAGCTATGATGAATGGTTTGAAGAGTTTTTAACATGGAAAAACAATCTTTATGAAAAATGGATATGTGGAATAACTAGATATAGTCCAACAATCACTGTTGGAGAATTAAAAAAGGTGATTGCAGATCTTCCTGATAGTACGCAAATTACTGTTCAAGACAAAGGTTGGTGGTTGAATATAACTCAATGTCAAAAACCAATTGATGACAGTTTATATACATTCACCTTAAATTTTTCCTTATCAAATACTTTTGATACAAGACAGATATAGGAAATCATATGGCAATGTTTCATCGTACAGATAATTTAGACGACAAAGGGGCAATGGATTGGATAGCACAAATTCTTAGACAAGAAGAAATAGATAATGAAGACTGGGCATTGATAATGAAAGTAGTTCAATGGTCCGGTAGAAGCACAGATATTGAAGAAATTGAGGATAATGATGAATAAAGAAAGAATGCTGCAATTAGCAAATAGAATTGAAAACGCAAGCCCAGAAAATTTTCACATGGGTGCTTGGTTTGGAAGAGTTCTTGAAGAAGACGAAACATATGAACTTCAAGAAGAATTTCCAATCAATGCTGATCAAATTTATGCAGAAGCATCATTGGCTGATACTTTAGACGAAATTTGTGACGCTAATTTAGAAAAATTGAATTGTGGCACAACTGCTTGCCTTGCAGGTTGGGCTTTGCTTGATGCATATTTTTCACAATCAACAGATAAAATTGTTGAGCCTCGCACAAAATGGAATGGTTACTATTATGCAGAAGCACCATTGGCTGATGATTTAGGAGAACTTAATTCAATTATTAACTCTGGCTGGATGAGAAATTGGGCTAAAGATTATCTTGGTTTGGCTGAAGCAGAGGCACAGGATTTATTCTATTGTACAGATCGTTCCGTTTGGGATCGGGTTAAACTTGAGTATGGTTTGAATTTTAATTCAACTTTGAACGCAACTTGGTCAATTCATCCCAAAGTTGTAGCAGATGTATTGAGAAGAATTGTTAACGGAGAAATTGTTTTAAATAGAATACATGAGGCTTCGGACGAGGAATAATGTCAAGCACAGATTCTTATAAGGAAAACATGAAAGATTACCATATCGAAACAGATAAAGATGCGTATCAACACATAGTTAAATCTTTGACTGAGCAAGCCGCAAGGTCAACAGATGAAAATGGCGAATGCAGATACAGAGGTGGAAACAATTCTGTGTTTGAAAATTGTTATAACGAAGCTGAGAAACAATGTGAAAAAGATCATTTTTATTCAGATGAGGAAGAAAAATACGCAGTAATCTCTGATATTTACAGAGATTTGTGCCTTAGCGTTCCTTATAATTTGAAATGTGCAATTGGTCATCTTATTGATTCTACTCACTATACCCAGGAAATAGAAGGAGAAAGTGTTGGTAGTGTTGAAATTATTGAGGTAATTCAGAAATCAAATCCTAATTGGAAAATTAGTAGAAACTCTTTAATGTTTCTTAGGTTAATGCAACTTGTTCACGATACCTATCAGGTTGAAGATTGGCCAATGAAATTTGCTGCACTGCAAGATAGATTTGATGATAATGGTTCATTCGTCGTAGCCCATGATGAAACTTTGAATGAATTAATAGATGAAACTTTAGAAAGGAAAGAGTAACATATATGCCAAAGTTTAGCATAATAGTTACAGCAACTTATTTTGTTATTGGAAAAGATGTAACTGATGCTATAGATCAAGTTTACGAAGCAGCTCTCGGCAATAAGAAATTTTCAGACATTCTTGGTACTGGTGAAGTTGCATCTTTAATTCCCATTAATGGGCATCATAGAACAATTCAAGACGATTAGAAAAGAAAGATTATTAGATATGTCAATGTTTAGCGTAATAGTTCCATTTGAGATTACAAATGTATGTACATGTACTACATTTGATGAAGAAACAGACGAATCTGTTCCTTCAGAAGATTGTTTTGGTTGCTGGGAAGAAGCAATATTTGCTTTTACTGATATTACTTCTCAACTTTTTGACAAAAACGAGACAGGTTTTTGGAAAATCTCTAATTTGCGTTTATGGGATGGAAATCATAGTGGTTTTGTTCATGCACGCAAACCTATTGATTTGATCAGGGGAATGAGTGTCAAAAGCGAGTGGATAATGCGGGGATTTATTGAAGAAGATAGAATCACTTATTCTCTTAGTCATCATGATGCTCCAATGGGAAGCAATAGCACTGTTACTATAGTCACAGAAGAAGAAAGAGAAGAGTACGGGTTGTACTAATTAACTATGTTAATAAATAAAAAAGCAATCACTGTATCAGCAAGCGGTGATATTGAAGAAATAACAAGCACTTGGACTTCACAGGAAATGAATGAAGCAGTAGGTGGATTCTTTGATGTTGTGCGTTTTGGAAATCTCCGATTTGTTGCATATATAAATGATGAGGGTAAATTAATCGATTTGCCAGAAAATAAAATTGCAACAGCTTTGTGGTATGACTCAGGGGAAAAAATTCTTCTTGGGGATTATATTGCCGGTGATGTGGTTTTTATTGGTGATGTTGATGAAGAGGGTTATGATACTTCTGTTCCAAATACTTTGATACAACTTATTTTACAATATAAAGAAAAATTAAAACTGTAAGGAAACAATATGAATCGCTTTGACGATGCTGACGAGGCAACACAAATGCTTTATCTACAAATGGCATATGATGATTTGTACGAGGAAGGTCTTATTCCTCCGAGTGTTGCAAATGGAGACGAAGAAATTTGGTATTATTACAAGCCTGTTATGGACGCAGCTGAGAGAATGTATCGTTCTGATAATATCCTTTATGAAGAACCCAAGGAATAATTAAAAATAGAAAGGAAAATCAATGCCGCTAGTTTGGAATGCCGAAAGGGTTAAATATTTTAACGATAACCCCAACGAATTGTTCACAATCTACAATCAAGATACACCCGAAGAATACTCAGATTTAAATGCTATAACTAAATCTTTAGTATTCGGCAGTATGGCTGTTTGTATTGGTAATATTAAGTTTTCTACTGCAGCAGATTTTTATGCTCGTTGGAAGATTTTAGAAAAGTTTGAAAACACTTATCTTTATTACAAAGTGAAAGATTCAGATTTGGTTTATGTGTATTTGACACCTGAAGTTGTTATGCAACATCTTGGTCTTACAACAAACGCTTCCGAGCGTAAAAAGACAGACTGGATAAATTCAATGATCCGTAGTTGGAAAAATATAGAAGACCTAAAGCACTTGACCCCAGCAAATCTTGGAAAATTTCATAAGCAGTTTTCTAATGAATTTGAAGAGTCATTGCTATCAATTAAAAAGAAAGAGGAAATAAATGGCTAGTAAGAAGCCAGCAAAACCCATTGCTGGACAAAATAGGGATAAAGGACCAAAGTTGCTTGGTAAGGCAGCTTTATTTTATGGGTCTAAGGGGGCGAATCCTTTTGTTTGTGCAATGTGTAACAAAAGTTTTATTCGCGGTATCTTTTACGAAGAAAATAATTTGGGATACTGCACTAGGCGCTGTATTCCAAAGGAATCTCTGTGAGAAGTGTTGTTGATTTAAACAAAGAAGAAGTCAAGATTTTATTGTCTGGGTTGCATAATCTTATACTTGACGACCAATTGTTAGATTATTGGTTGTCTAAGAATGATAATGCAAGAAATACAATAGAAGTTTTAATAAATAAATTTGAAGAAACATTTAAGAATTGAGTAAAATATGATGAAAAGTAAAAAGGTAGCGCATCCAGTTGGCCTTAAGTGTACGAATGTGAGATGGCTTTCAGAAGAAGAAGCACTAAACGAAGGCTGGGATGATATTCGTTGGAATAATACAGCAGTATTAGAATTTAGTGATGGTAGCAAAGTTTATGCTTCTTGTGATCCTGAGGGTAATGGTCCAGGCTCTTTGTTTGGAATTACCAAAACGGGAAACGCTATCAGTATTACTCCTCTTGAGGAAGGAATGCTTGCTGATGGAGAAGGGTGATGCTCAAGAAAATTTAAAAACAGAGGCAAGACAACAACTTAAGCTTTTTCAAGCTAGTCTTAAACAACTAGACAGTACCCTGGAGGAATCAATAAATCTTTTGAGCGAAGAAGAGCGCAATCTTTTTAGCGCAAAGATCACACACTTTAGAAATAAATACAATTTTTTATACGAAAAAGCATCAAGACTTGGAGTAATTAATGATTGACAACATTTTTTTAAGTAAACAAAATATTGGGACTATCATTGTCGGTTTGGCTTGTTTTGCAAATGACCAAAAATTGCATGATTTTGCCATAACAAACGGTACATTCCGTGAGGGTGATCTTGATGATTTTATTGATACCTTACAACTTTTTATTTCTGACATAGAGGACGATGATGGTGCAATCTTGGTTAAAAAGATTAACTTTAACGATATTAATACTTGCCATGACAACACTGGTTATCCAATTTTATAAGTTATTTAAAAAAGAAATTAAGATTTACAAGCTTGGTGGCTTGTAAAATAAACCTAATATTTAATACCAATTATCCTAAGTACAATATATCAAATGTGTACACTTGTGTACACGGAAAGAAAACATGATGAACGATCAAGACATCTTTAAAATTGTGAAAGATCACCTCTTGCAGCAGAATGAAAAGTGCCTGAATGATGAATGGGGGTGCGGTTATCGCGGTAGCAAAAATAAAAAGTGTGCCGTAGGTGTTCTTATACACGATAATAATTACAGGGCATTTTTTGAGGGGGAGCCTTATGATAGAGATTACATTGTAGAAGCTATCCAGAAGAGTAATCCTGAGTGGGACATGGGTCCTACTTCTTTTAAAATGCTTGGGGATTTGCAATTCCTTCATGATTCCTATTTTCCAGAGGAATGGGAAAAGTATCTTGCTATGATGGTATTTGACGGTGATGGAAACTATTCAAAAGATAGAAGTTACAGGCTTACGTGATGGATGAGGAAGAAGAAATTCTAGAGAATATTGGTTGGCTTGTTACTTGCCCTGAGTGTAATAAGGATATTCCCTTAGAGGAATATCAATACGGGCATGACTGTGAATAATAGAAAAAAAGAGGAAATTATGAGCGGGAGCGTTACTTTTTATAGTGGCAAAGAGGTCAAATATACGGTGGCCGCTTTAAAATACTATTATAATAAGATCTCTCAGGACATTCCCTATATGGATCAAAATGATGTTACATGGCTGGAAATGGAATTGGATGTAATCCGCCAAGTGATTGACAATTTTGAATACGAATTCCCTTATTTAAAGGAAGACAAGGAATGATAGATCATAAGCAAGATTTATGCTGTGATATATCAGATATGGCAAACCCAATGTGCTGGGGTTGTTATGTTGTTTGGTATGAGCGGGAAAAAGAAAAATGGGATTGGGCTAATGAAGAGTTCTTTAGAGATATAGAGGAAGATCTCCAGGAGTCTTAGGAAGCCCTAAAACAAGAAGCAAATATTTAAAAGATATATGCTTCAAAAGTATTATAAAGAGACGACACGCACGACAATTTGCGTCAATATTTATTAATTACTATGGTGTACCCCCGAATCCATTGTAATTAAGCAAAGAAAGCCTTAGAAGTAAGAGAAATCTTATTTTTAAGGCTTTTTTTTGTGCCAAAAAGCGGTTGATTTTATTCTAAAACTTAATAAAAGTTGATTAAAATAGTCAACTTTTAATTAAAAACAAAAAAATTTTGCCTATTTTCCATTAAGTTTATTCTTATACCTCTTATATAGGTTGAATAGAGGGCTTTTAACCCGATTTTTAATATGAATTTGGGGAAGGCGGCTATATGAAGAGACTATTCCTATGCTCCTAACCCTATCTATATCCAGATCCATGAATTTTATTCTTGTTGAGTAAATTGAGGGGGGGTTTGAGTGACCTATTCACCCAGGCTATTAGGAGGGAATTTACCAAGGGAACTGGTGAGCCATTGGCACCCGCAAATCAATTAGGAAATGCAATTGAAAGGACAACGCGATGACTATGCGATTAGAAAATACTAAACATAATGGAAAGAATAAATTTAATTTAATTGGTGTGTTTAAGAAATGCATTTCTTAAACGACCACCAATTAAAAAAAGAGAATATATAAGGAGGGTCTAACCTTGCCAAGTAAGTATACTCAATTAGTATGAATATAAGGATAAAAGTATTGGCGTTCAAGATGCTTCAGCATCTTGAACGCCAACGATTTTGGACAAAAAAAAACTCCGCCGAAGCGGAGTCAAAAAACTTTCGTTTTTTATGAAGGTTCCTCAGCCTTCGGTGGTCTCAACCATTTCCACGACCATTTCGTGAGCGTCCGTCCACGAAATACTGATGCGGTGTCCCGGGAAGTTCAGTTCCTCAAACAATGACACAATGCGGTTGCGCCACTTTGCTTTTTGGGTCTGGATTTGCTTCTCCGTTGTCTTGGGAGTCACGGTCAAGAGTTCGGGAACACCGAAGCCTTCCCGTGTGCTCACCATTTCCCTCAGGTATTCCGTGAGGGTGGCGTTTGCGTACCGCTTGCGCCCCCGTTGGGAAGTCTTACCTTTCAGGTCGGACAGGTTGATTTTCTTTGGGTTGGTTCCGCTATTGCGGTCACCGGCATTGGTTGCCATGACTCCTACAATAGCACACCGGCACGAAAACGCACTCATTTTCTTATTAGGTCAGCCTAACATCGCTGGTGTTCAATTTAGCTAAAGCTATTGAACACCAGCTTCTCAAGTAAGTTAGGAAAATGTATTCAAGGGAAGAGAGCGTTGCCTTGTACGGATTGGCGTTCAAGATGCTTCAGCATCTTGAACGCCAACGATTTTGGACAAAAAAAAACCTCCCCCGAAGGGGAGGGTAAAAACCTTGCGGTTTTTCAGCGCCTTTCTACGCCTTGTTCCTGAGGGAGACGGTGACCTCGTGCTCCGAGGTCCACCCGACGGTGATCTCGCCCTTGTCCCTGCCGAGCGTGGAGGTCCACACCGACACGATGCGGTTGCGCCACTTGGCACGCTCGCGGTTCTGCGCCTTCACGCCCCGTGGGGTGCCCTTGCGCATGTCGTCGGTGACCTCGTAGGGAGCGTCCAGTCCGAAGCCCTCTCCGTCCTGCACCATCTCCGTGAGGTACTGGACCAACGCCTCGTCCGTGTAGGGCTTGCGTCCCCGTGGGGACACCGTGCCTTTCAGTTCGGAGAGGTTGATCTTCCTCGGCTTGCTGTGGTTGTTGTTGTTGTCCTCCGCCTTAGCGGTCGGCTCCGGCTTGTTTGCCATGCCCTTACAATAGCACACCGTCACAAAAACGCACTCTTTTTTTTATTAGGTGAACCTAACAAAGCTGGTGTTTAACTTCGCTAAAGCTCGTACACACCAGCTTACAGGGAGAAAGTGTATATTAAATATAAGAGTCTGGCCTGTCTGTATGAGTTGGCGTTTAAGTCAGTAAGCCGACCTGCACGCCAGCTGATGAAGTGAGAGAAACCGTATATTCAATTTAATGTGTTGATGTGACTGGATCGGTGGGGGTTCCCCCCCTCGCCCGAAGGCGAGGGGGGGGCAGGGGGCGTGTTCAGGACACGCTGTTGTCGTACCACTCCAGCACTTGGACCATCTGCCGGTAGCGCAACTTGGCGGCGTTCCGCTCTCGTTGGTTCTTGCCGATTTCCCGAGTGATCCGGGCGTGGTGCTTCTCCCATAGCAAGGCTGTCCTGGGGTCCTGGATCTCGTATGGGTGTTCAGCGAGCAGGGCTTCCAACGCCACCACCAGGGTCTCCAGTCCGGCGATGAGGTTGGTAAGTGTCCGGATCGCATCGTGCTTCGCCGGTAGCACTAGGTGCCACACTTCGCTTATTGTGGGAGGGTTGCTTGCGCTCACCCATCGCCCGTTGATTTTCACCTTGTTCATGGTGCCTTTCTGTCGGCGGGACCGTCCCGCCGACACACTTACAATAGCACACCGGCACAGAAACGCACTCAAAGAGACCGTTAGGTGCCCCTAACAGGCTGGCGTTTAAGTCAGTGAACTAACTCGCACGCCAGCTGATGAAGGAAGGCTGTATATTAAACATTATAGACAGACTGCCTAGACCGGTCGGGGTTCCCCCCCTCGCCCGAGGGAGAGGGGGGCGAGGGGGGGAGATCTTGGTCCGAGTGTTGGGGCTACTCGTTGCCCCAGTTGCAGTCGTTGTCGCACCACAACCACAACCAACGGTTGCGCTTCTCGTTCAGCCAACGGAAGTAGCAGTGGCGACACGGTTGGTGCGATCCTTTCAGCGCCCTGAATGTCGTTAGGTACCAATACACCCTAGCGAGTACGTTTCTCAGTCTGTTACTCATTGCTTTCCTTTCCGTCGGGGAGTCTCCCCGACATCTTTACAATAGCACACGAGCACAGAAACGCACTCAAAGAGACTGTTAGGCTAACCTAACGGACTGGCGTTTAAGTTTGTAAACTCACCCGCACGCCAGCTGCGTGTAGACAGAGAGATATATATATTAAATAAGTATAGATGTCTGTCTGAACGGATGGGGGTTCCCCCCGCCCGAGGGCGGGGGGAGGATTCAGTTCACCGTGTCGTGAGCACGAAGGTCGCTCCAGAGCGCACGGGCATAGCCTTGCGTCTGCTCTGAAACCTTCTCTCGGTGGAAAGGATCGTGGAGTGTCCCCCTGATGAGGTTAGCCACCCCGGGCCTCACCGAATACAGGGTGTTGAACCAATGCTGTCCGTACCGGATGTTGCCGTCATTGGGGAACGATGACTGGACGAGCCTCTCAAAGTCTTCGTAGGTCATCACTCCCCCTCCAGCAGTTCACGGGCATCCTCGGCTGTTCCGATCTCCAAGTCACCGCCGAGGTATCGTTTCTTCGGGCAACGAGCCTTGTGCGTGGACATCTTCTTGCTCGCACCGATGAATGTCACGGTGTCGTATGTGAATGTCCTGTCGCAGTACGGACAGGTCAATTGTATTGGCATGGTTTCCTTCCTGTCGGAGAGACCGTCCCTCCGACACACTTACAATAGCATAAGACCGTGGAAACGCACTCAATTTCATGTTAGGTTGCCCTAACGAACTGGTGTTTCAGTTTGTAAACCAACTTGCACACCAGCTTACAGGGAGAAAACGTATATTAAATCAACATGGATGTCTGCCTGAACCGGTGGGGGTTCCCCCCTCGCCCGAGGGCGAGGGGGGCGGGGGAGAGTGATGGCTCATTCGGTCAGTTGGGGGAGCGAGACATCTGACGCAGCCCGACTCTCCAGGTGGGAATGCCAGTCCTGACGAGCTCGCTGAACTCGTGCAGCAAGTCCTCGTAGGACCGCATTCCGTTCTTGAGGACGATCTCGGCATTGATGGCGTCCGCGACATCCTCCTTGTCCAGTTGGTCGCTCATCTCGCGGACGAGACCGAGCAGGCGGGACTGCCACTCGTCGAAGTCCTCCTCCGAGAATGGTGTGCCGGTGAAGTAGAGCCTACTGGTGATCACCACCAACACCTCCATGACCGCCGTTGAGTTGTAGCGCTTGCCCATGCTTTCCTTTCCGTCGTGGGGACCGTCCCCCCGACAGACTTACAATAGCACACGAGCACGAAAACGCACTCAAAGAGACCAGTTAGGCATACCTAATACGCTGGCGTTTAAGTCAGTGAACCAACTTGCACGCCAGCTGATAGAGAGAGACTGCGTATTAAATATCACAGACAGTATGTATAGATCGGTGGGGGTTCCCCCCGCCCGAGGGGGTTCGGGCGGGGGGAGATTTTCAGGACCACTTGACCATGACGTTCAGAGTCTGGGCGGTGTCCACGACACTCATCAGAGCATCGTAGAACGGGTCGCTGCTGGCACGGGGCAGGAGAGCGCCGAGGATGTCGGGGTGCATGAACCCAACCCAACTGCCGGGTCCGAGCCCCATTGCCCGGTGAATCCAGTCCCAGCGCCCCATCGTGATGTGGACCTCATGCCACTCCACTCCATGCGGATTGATGTACCACTCGTCCTCGCTGATGTAGAAGTAGTGCTGTCCTGACTGGCACCATGCCGACTGGTCTGCATACCAGTCTTCGTAGTTGACCTCCACGGAGGCACCGCACTCGCAAGGCACGATCACCTTGTCCCTGCGTTGACGCTGGTAGTCCGGCTCAATGACGACGCCCATGATTTCCTTTCCGTCGAGGTACTTGGGGTTCTCCCGACACTCTTACAATAGCACATCGCCATAGAAACGCACTCAAAGAGACCGTTAGGCATACCTAACAAGGTTGGTGTTTAAGTCAGTGAACCAACTTGCACACCAACCGATGTGAAGTGATCCTTGTGTATACTCAATCTATAAGGAAGCACCGTCAGAACGGCGGGGGTTCCCCCCCTCGCCCGAGGGGGAG